ATATTAGTTTATGCCAATTATTAGAAAGAATGACGTTGTTACAGAGCGTCCAGTGATTATCGTACTTTATGGTACTCCAGGTACCGGTAAGACATCTTTGGCTACCACAGCCAACAGTCCTTTACTCATCGACACCGACCGAGGCTTTGACCGTGCCGTTCAGCGTCCAGACATTGTTGTCACGGCTTCACGTTGGGAAGACATCTACAATGCTGAGGTTATCGGTTCCTATGTTGTTGAGGATGGCAAGCAGGTTTGGAAGCCAGGATTGATCAGTGAGTGTAAGACCATCGTAGTAGACACAGCCAAGGCTATGCTCGATGACTATCTCAACGCTTTTGCTATTCAGCAAGACCCTAAACTGGGAACTAACTCATTGAAACGATATGGCGTGATGGGAGAATTGTTCAAGCAGTTTGTCGGCATTCTCCGTTCAAACAATTCAGACATCATCTTCATCTGTCACGACAAGGAGACACAGGAAGGAGATTACATCAAGCATTCTCCAGACTGTACAGGACAGAGCAAAGACTTGCTCATCCGTATTGCGGACCAGGTAGGTTACATCTGCAAGGAGAACGGCAATCGCGTCATCAAGTTCGAGCCACAGGACAATCGTGTTGGTAAGAATGTTGCAGACCTGCAGGACACTTGGATTCCAGCTTACGGAACAGAGGAGTTTGACACTTGCATGGCAGACATCATCAAGAAGGTGAAGAAAGCCATCGTGAATAAGTCAGACGCTCAGGCTAAGGCGCAGGAAGCCGTTGATGATGCCCGAAAGAAGCTTGCAGCCGTGGAGACTGTAGATGATGCAAATGCTCTCATCGAGGTTGCCCACGGATTGAACAAGATTCATCAGAAGGCATTCATGAATCAGATGATCAAGGAACTTGCTGTCAAAGGCATTGACTTTGATAAGAAGGGCAAGAAGTTCGTCAAGCATGAGGATGCAGCATGATGAAGCCTTTGATTAGAGTTACCCAGCTAGAGAGCTTCAGACGGTATATGTCTGGCGAATATGCTTATGTTACAGAGCAGGACGTTATAGACAATATCACTAAGAAGTTTGAGGGCAACGATTACACAAGAATAGGAACTGCCTTTCACTCCATCGTGGAGACTGGCAGTCCCCATTGCTTCAAGGAGCCGGAAGGTGTTCGTCATTTCACCTATTATAAGAAAGATAAGACAGAACCCGTTCCAAAAGGAAGAAGGTTCGTCTTTGATGAAGGTGAAGCAATTCTCGACATTCCACAATGCAAGGTTGCTTTGAAATACAGAAATGAGCATCCTGGCGCCTTTCATGAGGTTCGTGAATACAAGGATTTCGGCAATGCCGTTATCACGGGATGTGCCGATATGATTGACGGACTAGAGATAAGAGACATCAAGACTAAGTACGGACCGGTATCAGACAAAGACTATATAGATAGTTGCCAATGGCAGCTTTACCTAGAGTTGTTTGAAGCTGATGTGTTCCATTTTGACTTGTTTGTCTTTGAGGGCTACAATAAGGATAAGCACAAGGGAGACGTGAGAGGTCTCAAACTTACCCCTTATGAGCCAGCAATCACTTGTTACAGATATCCAGGGATGGAAGACAAAAACCATGCATTATTGCGTGACTTCCTCAAATGGGTAGAAATGAGAGAATTATTACCATATTTACCATTAACAGAATCAGATGGCTAATACAATGACAGGAAGGGTATTACTTATCGGCAATGTCGAGGAAATACCAAGTAAGAGCGGTGGAGAGCCGTTTAAAAAGAGAATCGTGGTTCTTAACTGTACGCACTCGAACTTCGGAGAGGTGTACGAGAACTATCCAAGTTTTGAGTTCAGCGGAAAGCATGTAGATGATCCTGCTGATTTTGCAGTTGGCGAGATTGTTACTATATCTTTTGCTCTTCAAGGTACCAAGTATCAGAAGAGTGCAAATGACCCGGTAAAGTATTTCAATACCATTTCGGGTTACAAGATAGAAAAGTATCAGAGAGGTGGCCAGACGCAGCAGCAAGCACCTCCACCACCGCAGCCGCAAGGAGTTCAGTCACCGGCACCGCAGCCGGGCAAAGATGATGATTTGCCATTCTAGTTATGATTTTCAATCTCAACAATGACAAGGACAGGGCAGACTACAAGGACTATTGCAATGGCCTTTACATGGATGCCTTGAAAAGCGGAAAGGGTTTTATCGTGGAGGTGAAGAAAAAGCACCGTCCACGTTCCCTCGCCCAAAACAGCTATCTGCATGTGTGCCTTCAGTATTTCGCATCAGAGTTCGGCTACGATGAAGAATATGTGAAGTATAACATTTTCAAGCAGATAGTGAACAGAGAAATCTTTGCGAAGCAGAGAACAAACAGAAGAGGACAGCCTGTAACTTATTGGAGAAGCACGGCTGACCTTGACACAAAAGAATTAACAGACGCTATTGAGAAGTTTCGGAACTATTCAAGTATGGTTGCAGGGTTGTATATACCCGAGCCTAATGAAGAAGCAGCCTTGCTTGAAGCTCAGAAACAGATAGCATTATATGAAAAGTATTTATAATTATGAAATCAGATTTGAAAAATTATGTTCCTGAGAACATTGAGTTTGTATTGGAGGAAGGTGTAAAAGACATGTTCCCAATGGAGTTGGACTTCCTTGCTTTGACCGAGGAGAACCTTTGCGGAGAGAAGCCTTTGAAGAATAAGGCAGACATCCTTAAGTTTGTCGGAAAGCACTTCACGGCGACCTTCCCTGACAATGAGTTGGTTACACGTTTCCTCGATGAGTTCGAGAAGAAGAACATCAGAGAGGAGTATTGCACACTCGAAGAGAACGTGGTGCCAGCTCGCAAGCTGGAGTTGGAGGAGGCTTTGGAAAAAGCCAAGAAGATGAAGAAGGATGCAGAAGAGGCTTATGCTTCTGTCCTTATGGAAGTAGCCAAGTACGCCGCTGAGGTGCGCCAGGGAACTGTTGATATGCGTCTTAAGTCGAAGAACGTGTTCTGTATTGCATTGGCAGGTTACTATCTCGTATATAATTGGGATGCAAATACCGAGAAGTTCTTACTTGCAAAGGCTTATGCTATCCCGGACCGTTCTGAGATTTGGGCAAATGAGGTCAAGAATCGTGAGAGCATGAAAGAGGTCTTCGGATTGGAGTTCCCAGAAGAGGAGCAGCCAAAAGAAGAAGCTCAGCCAGAGCAGTCTTCAGATGATGACGATGATGAATTACCATTCGGCGAGTAATGAAGTACACTCTTAGAAATTATCAAAAGCAAGCTAGTGATGCAGCCGTAAGGCTGTTCACTAGCAAGGCTGACAAGAACGGATTGGTTATCCTGCCTACGGGTGCAGGAAAGAGCTTGGTGATAGCAGATATCGCCTCTCGTCTGGAAGGGCCGCTGTTAGTATTTCAACCTAGTAAGGAAATTCTTCAGCAGAACTTTGCCAAGCTGCAAAGCTATGGTATCTTCGATTGCGGTTGCTATAGTGCCTCTGTAGGGTGTAAGGATATAAACAGAATAACCTTTGCCACCATCGGAAGCGTAATGAACCATATGTCAGACTTCGATTGTTTCAAGAACATCATAATTGACGAATGTCATTACGTAAACTCTAAAGCTGGGCAGTACAAGGAGTTCATAGAAGCGAAGAACAGACAGGTTGTTGGATTAACAGCCACGCCATACCGTCTTGATCGTGCCGAAGGAGGTTCCATCTTGAAGTTCCTCACGAGAGTAAGACCTAGAATATTTTCAAAGGTCATCTATTGTTGTCAGATTGGAGAACTGCTTTCTAAAGGTTATCTCGCAGACTTGCATTATTACGATTTGACGACATTGGATTTAAGAAGAGTCAGAAGCAACTCCACCGGTGCAGATTATGATGAAAGAAGTCTCCTCGCAGAGTATGAGCGTAGTGGATTCTACGATAAGTTATCAAACACAGTAGTCAAGGTTCTGCAGCCTAAAAGCGGCATTCCTAGAAAGGGAGTACTTGTATTTACCGCTTTCACAAGGGAGGCCAGGCAGCTGGTTGATAAGCTTCAATCACTCGGAGTCAATGCTGCCATCGTGACAGGAGAAACACCCAAAAAGGAGCGTGAAGCCATTCTTGAAGGATTCAAGAGGAGAGAGATAAAGGTTGTTGCCAATGTAGGTGTACTGACTACGGGATTCGACTACCCTGCCCTAGACACCGTTGTTTTGGCACGCCCGACGAAATCTCTTGGACTCTACTACCAGATGGTAGGCCGCGCTATCAGACCTTTTGAAGGAAAGGACGGGTGGATAGTTGACTTGTCGGGAAACTATAGCCGGTTCGGAAATGTCGCAGACCTCTTTATTAGCAGACCTCCAGGAACTACGAAATGGGCGGTGTATTCCAGAGGAACACAATTAACTAATGTCGTACTAAGATGAGCGTTCTAAATGAGCTTATTGAATATAAGCAAAGAGATTCCGCATTAGGAACTGAGTATTTAACTCTCTGTCCGCATTGCAGAAAGGGAGTATTTACACAAGAACCAATTTATGTAGGAAGTTTAGCTTGCCGTTTATGTGTTGATTTTGCGAACATGACGGACAGATATGTTACATGTAAATTCAATAGAAATGTTTCCATTTTATAAGAAAAAGAAGAAATCTCCTTCTGCTCCCAAAAAGAGAAAGAAGAGTAAGCCAGATTTAGTCAAGAGACTAGACAAGGTATTTGCGTTGTATATACGTCTGAGAGACTGCATGCCGAGCGGCATGGGACAATGTATCAGCTGCGGAAAGATAAAGCCGTACAGAGAGCTTGATTGTGGTCATTTCTTCGGACGTTCCAACATGGCCACCCGATTTGATGAAGATAACTGCAATGCAGAATGTATCGGGTGCAACAGAGTGAAGTCAGACCATCTTATATACTACCAGGAGAATCTGATAAAGAAGATTGGTGTTTCCCGATTTTCCACCCTGCGAGAGCGTGCTCACTCCATCAAGAAATGGGATGACGATGAGTTGGAGAAAATGATTAAGTATTATACTAATGAAGTAAAGAGACTGAGTTATGAGAAAGGTATCACCGTTAATCTGTAAAAAATATAAGTCCCCAGTGTTTCACAACACCGAGGACTTGAACCAATTAAAATCCTATAAAGATTATACTTCAAAGGATTTGTTTGCAAAGGTAATGAATTATTTTCAAATTGCCAAATAAATCCCAATAAAAAAAGCCTGCTCGCCAGCAGGCTAAAGAGAAACCCATACAATATTCTTTTACAGAATATAATGGAAAAAACTTACTGCAAAAGTACTAAAAAAAATTGAGATAGCCAAACATATATCTAAATATATTTCAGTATTTTTGAATATTTAAGTTAATTCTTTTGCATATATCAGATAAAATTCGTAATTTTGCATTAAGGAGAAACAATATAGTTATAAATAAAATATTATACAATATGGAAGAGACAGAATTTCTAAGAGATTTTGAAGGAATCAAGGACTACAGAACGTTCTTGGTAGGCTTGGACAAACAGTTCAAGTCGGCAGGTGTGTTGTATCGTGAGTTTAAGATTTTGGAGGGGATGGCTTTTATCGCTTTAAAGATTAGCCCTTCTATCCACAATTTTATCTCTAAGCAGCAAAGTGCTGTTTACAGTAAGTTACAGACAGAAGTTGACTCCCTGGCAAATAGTATAAAGCGAGGTAAGATATGCTTCATTAAGAACGAGGACTTGAACCAATAAGATTATGAAATATAATTGCATCAGAAATAGTGATTCTCCAGAAGTAATGAGAGCAAGGGTGAAGCACGGCATAGCTGCCTACGGCATCTACGTTGCTCTTATGCAACTATTGGAGGAAGACGAGGATCATAAGCTGTCAAAGGATTATTCTATGATAGCTTATGAGATGCGTGTTGATGTTTCCGTGGTGCAATCTGTAGTTGAGGATTTTGATTTATTCGAGGTTGAGGAAGAATATTTCTATTCTAAGGAACTTTCAGACACCATCGAGCAGGCAAGAAAAGTCAGCGAAGCTAGAGCTAGAGCCGGTCGTGCCGGAGGTGCAGCAAAGGCTAGAAATTTCGTAGCAAATGCTAAGGAATCTTCTAGCAAATGCCAAGCAAATGCTAGAAAAAACGTAGCAAATGCTAGCGAATCTCTAGCAAATGCTACAAATTCTCTGGCAAATGCTACAGATATTCTAGCAAATGCTAGCGAATCTCTAGCAAATGCTAAGCAAATGCCAGAGTCCAAAGAAAGTTCCCCAAACCCTTCAAAGAATATATATTCCGTTCCTACGGAACGGGAAGATAATATAAAATTATCTTCTCCTTCTAGCGCGCGCACGAGGAAATCGAAACCGAAGGAGTTTACTATCTGCCACAAGGGAAGGCAAATATTCGAGAAGTATTACCAAGAACTCTATGACTCTGCCTATTATTGGCAACCCAAGGATGCAAAGGCTATGAACTCTATCCTAAAGAAGATTTCTTTTGCTAGAAGTCACAAAACAGTGCCGCTTCCGATAGATGACGAGAGCTTGCTTAAGGCATTGGAAGAGTTTCTGCGTCGTATCGACAAGACTTGGATAATGAACAATTTTTCGGTTAACAAAATTGATTCTCAATACAACGAGATAGTATCAGAAATGAAAAATCATAGACAAAACGTAACAGACAATGGAAACAATACAAAGACAGGATGGAAAGCTCCAGACCACAAAGACACATCAGCGTATCGGTCGGGGTTTGGAGTTGCCGTTGGAAAATAGAGAAGTCAAGAACTTTCTTTACTATGCCTACAAACGAGAGGTAGAGAAAAGAAAAAGAACGTTCGTCTTCACTGACGAGCTAAAGGAAGCAATATCGAAAGTCGGGGATTTTCTTACTATAGAGACAAACTTTTACGGGCTGTTTATGCCCGGCAGTATTGGAAACGGCAAGACTACAATGTTAAAGGCTATTCGAGATTTGCTAGTTCATCTTGTGGACTCAAACAAGATTAGCTATTGCGAGGGTGACAAATATCCGCGATTCGTCAAGGCTAGAGATATGGCTTACATGATTCACGAAGACATAAACGAGTTCAGAGCAATCATGAACACTAAGTTTCTCTTGATTGACGATTTGGGTGCTGAGCCAACGGAGATAGTCACTTACGGAATGCACTACAAGCCGTTTGACGAGTTGTTGGACTATCGCTATGAGCAGATGCTGCCCACGATTATCAGTTCAAACCTAACGGCCATTGACATCGGACAGAAGTACGATGACCCAAGAATTGTAGATAGAATGCACGAAATGTTTGATATTTTAAGTTTTGAGGAGGTATCGTTCAGATGAGTTTAGAACAATCACCATATCAGAATCAGCCATTAGTGAATGACCCAAAGGCTGAGCAGTATGTTATCGGAAGTCTTCTTGTTGATCCTACCGCATACACTCTAGTAAGCCAGTATCTAGATGAAGACTGTTTTTACGACCCCATGTGTAGGGATATATGGAAGGCTGTTGATAATATGGGAAAGCAAGGTATGCCGATAGATGTCATATCTGTTTCTGCCGAGCTCAGTAAGCAGAAGTCGAATGTAACAGCATTGGACTTGATGAACATTTCGGCACAGATTGCATCATCTGCACATGTAGAATATCATGCCATCAGATTGCAGGACCTTGGTAGAAGAAGAAAACTATGGGTTGTCGGGCAGCAGCTTTCCAAGGTAGGATTGTCGGAAGAGATTCTGACCGCAGATGCTCACCAAGAGGCTATAGAGAGTATCGGAGGAGTATTTGAGAAAGCAGATGGAGTGTTCACGCTCGATGATGCAATGAATAGTCTAAACGAGATAATGGTTAAGAATGCCACCGTTGGAGGTGTCACGACAGGAACCAAGACCGGTATGGAGAGATTCGATGAAAAGGGAGGTCTGCAGAAGTCTGACTTGATTATCGTAGCCGGTGAAACTTCTCAGGGAAAGACGAGCCTCGCACTTTGTATGACAAGACACGCCATCGAGAACGGAGCAAAGGTTGCTTTCTACTCTATGGAAATGACGAAGGAGCAGCTTACTGCACGTCTGCTTTCTGCCAAGACGAACATCCCGGCCAACAATATCCTCTATTCGGGCAGTTTGGCACCAAGCGAGATGAGGATGATTGATGATGCTAGAGGAAAGTTGCCAGGAGAGAATTTATTCTTTGATGACAAGAGCACGTCAAATATAGATTCTATTCTTCTTTCCATCCGAATGCTTAAGATGCAGAAGGACATAGACGGAGCCGTAGTTGATTACTTGCAGATTCTTAACGTAAACTCCAGGAGTACGAGTTTCAGCAGGGAGCAGGCTATGGGTGATGCCGCACGAAGATTCAAGAACCTCGCAAAGGAACTGAACATATGGATCATCGCCCTAAGTCAGTTGTCTAGAGATAGTAACTGCCCGGAGCCGAATCTGAACCGACTGCGCGATAGTGGACAGATAGGAGAAGCTGCTGATGTTGTCATCCTAGTCTATCGAGCAGAGTATTACAACAGAGCGTACCCTGCCCCATTTGATAACAAGGACGATTATCCTACTGACGGAACGGCTATGATAGACGTTGCCAAGGGACGTAATATCGGAACGTTCAAATTCTTTATGGGATTCAACAAAAATACGACAAATTTTTTCAAGACAAATTTAATCAACGAAGATGTACAGGTTCCTTTCGAAAAGCCAGAAGAAGCAGATGCACCATTCTGATAATCAGATAGTTATAAAGTACTACGATTTAGTATTTTTAACTAAAATAATCATTAGTATATTTGCATATATCAGAAAATTTTCGTACCTTTGCATATAGATAAAAGGTAGTACTTTTGACTATTCAGAGCCTACCTTACAAGTTGAACCAATTAAAATTATAAAGATTATGAATACAAAATTAAACTCGCTTAACGAAAAGCAGAGAAAGTTGTGGGCAATAATTCGAGAGGCATTGAATTATGAAGACACGGATGAGGACTTTTATGAATTTAAGGAAGAGGCTGAAGGTCTGCTTGCTGACGATGAGGAAGATTTCTATGTTACATACAATAGTATGGATGACTTTGATGCTTCTGATGTGATAGACCTCATTAACGCATAGTAATCATTAATAATTCGAAGGCTATGGAAGAATCTTTATCAGAGTACATGCTTCGCAGATTTTGTTCTGCTTATCCAACAGTTCCAATTACGCTTTCAAAAGTCAAGGCTTATCTTGACACAGTTGATGATTGGAGAGAGTTAGACGATAGCCATTTGGCGTTATTATACAATTTTAATCTTAAAAAATAGAAAGGGAATAATTATGAGAAATTCAAATTTCAATCTTATCAAGTCTTTGGGCTATGTTGTAGTGTTGGTAAGTATTGCTTCGCACTCTGTACCGCACGAATATTGGCAAAACACAGAAGACGGACTTCTGTATGGTCATGTTGGTGACAGTGAAGAAGAACACAAACTTTTAATGATGGAAGGTGCTGTATGAAATATTGTATCGAAAGAATTTGCCCCACAGGTGATGTTTCCGAAGAGTTTGGAGACTACTCCGATGAAAAGGAAGCTAACAGAAACGCAGAGCTACTAAATATGGTAGATCCATTTAATAACTATAAAGTAAAGAAAGAAGCATGAAATACCAAGAGTTCAAGAAAAAGCAGCAGGATGAGTTTAACAAGCTGCCAATGAAGGCTGCATTTGGAGACAAGCAGTTTAAGGAAATGATGGCTGAATGGGGGCTTACCACAAGTAAGGAAGACCTGGAAAAGATATGTTCCATCGGTGCCGGTGCTTATTGCCTCAAAAAGGATTACCACTTATTTCTGGTATTCGGTGAGCGTTCCGTTAAGGAATCAGAGGAGTTTCTGAGCAGCGATGAGAATTTGGTGGATGCCTTGAAATATGAATTTGGCAATCATGAGTGTTGCCTTACATTTGAGTTTGAAAATGGTATCATCGCTTTGGGATATACCGTTAAGGAGTTTCTTTCAGATGACAGAAAGAAGAAGCTTTTTGTAAAGGCACGTAAGGAATACATTAATAGTCTGGAGGGTTAATATGAATACAAAGAATTTCGGAAATGGATATGTAGGTATCAAGATCAACAGTATTTCACAAATAATGAAATACAATGCTCTAAAAGAGCAATTTTCTATTTGGAACGAGTATGAAGGCACTTTTGATGACGATGTCGAGGTTACGGATGACAATGGAAACGTCACTGAACGAGAGCCGACAGAAAACGAGAAGATAGAGCGTTACCTGGAAGCTTTCAATAATGGAACCGTTTTATATGCAGTTTTCCAGCTGGATTGTGGACGAGTCTTTTCCGATTTAGCTACTACATATCAGAGCAAGTATGCTATCGGACAGCAGGTCTTCATTATGAGGGACAACAAAATTGTTTCGGGTAGAATTGTCCTTATATCTCTTTCAGACTATGAAGATGACAAAAAGCTTTATGTTGATTATCATTCTAGAGATATAGGTGAAAGAATATACAATATAGTGAGTACAAATTTGTGCCCTACAAGCTATCGAAATTATTATTCTTTCAGTGAGCGCGACCGTATAGAAAGATGTCTCAAAGCAGCACTAAATAATAATTATGTTATCCTAGAGATAGACAGAAACTATGTAAGTAAAAGGCTTGGAGATATATTCTCTTCAAAAGAAGAACTTGTCAAACATTTAATGGAACAACAATTATGAACGTTATAAGAGTGACAGGAAATACAAAGAACAGAATAGATGCCATCTTTACGGGCAGCAAGTATCTGTTCTTCAGCCCAGATTTCGGATTGGTTGCTATTGCAACGAGAATATCAATGGATGAGAACTGCTCTTACTTCAATGTTGAGCTGACAGAACAAATTAAACCTAAGTTGATCTACAAGGTTGTTGAAAAGGAAGAAGCTTCTATTAAACGTATCTGCCAATTCAACTGCATCAATTTAGGAGAAATGCCACAGCATACTCTTCCATACGTGATAGACTTAACATTGGAAAGGAGATAGCTATGGTTGTAAAGGAAATGGTTCAGTACAAGAGAACTGCTGATATGGAAGAACTCTATCTGATGCTCAATAATGATTCTGTAGCCTACGACCTTTGGCACGATGCTGCAGAAAAGTACGCCCTGAAGATGGTAAACGGCGAGGCGGTAATGATGGAGAATGTCGCCCATGTGATGATTGCAAGAATCATCCAGTCATGTGACAGACTGATAAACTGGCGCAGAAAGATGATTACTGATGCCCTGGATATTACCAAAGAGCAGAAGGAGATTGTCGCATGGCAGTGGTTCTACAATAGCATGATGGATTTATATACTTATTATAAAGGTAGGCAAAAGTAAGGTTTAACATAACGGGTATTAAGGACACCCACAAGTTAGATACCTTATTCTTATCTGGCAGCCGGAAAGACGGCAGCCTACCTTCCAATAAAAATATACAATTATGAAGAATATTTATCATATACATCAGTCTTCCAATTCCTATTGGGATAGCCGTTGGACTGACACAGACTATTATCTTTGCGATAGCGAGGAAGAGTACCAGCAGAAGCTGGCAGAATATACCGAGAAGCGTAAGCAAATCGAGAAGGAGTTCAAGGAGAACCCAACGGAACTTAGCAAGAGTCGCGCACTATTCTTGCAGCTCAGCAAGGAACAGAAGGTGCATGCCAGCGAATACTACTACGGTCATGAATGGTGCGGTAAGGAGTTCGATGCTTTCGGTTTCTGTTGGAGTGAGAGGTTGGAGAGAAGCACGCATTACAAGTACTTCTTGAAGCCTGGGTCTGTAACAAATGAAAGCGTAAGTTCTGCCGTTGGCAGATTTACAGGATATGGAAGTTAAACTTAATAAGATTGGAGGTGAAACATGTAGAATTAAGTAAAATCATCGTTAATCAATGGTCGGGATTAAATAACAAACAATGTTTGATATTCTTATTTTGCGACAGCTCGGAAAGACGGCACCCGACCTTTAATTTTAAAAATAATATGGAAATAGAAGAATTAATAAAAATAGCAGAGTCTGATTCCTGGACTGTCACAGAAGAGGAATACACTAATTGGAAAGGATTACTCTTTTCAAAATATTCACCTGCAGGTCAAGACTTTTCAATATCAATCGGACCATTTGAAAGTGCGGAAGAATTGATCAACAGCATTCACCAGCGTTACGTAGAATATGATGCTGACAGTGAAGCATATTTGTGGTTGGACAACGAGGGACATGGAAAGAATGGAGCACCATACCACATGAGGGATGTACTGGAAGATATGGAGGCTTGCAAGAAGATGATTTACGACTTATTTATTTGTTATCGAGACGCTTATGAAAAGAAGTGAATTATTTATGGCTTGTGCCAACGAGTACAGTTATAGATGCAATTCCGATTGTGACAACTGTCAGTTATACCTTCGTTACTTAAAAGAAAAGGAGGATTGATTATGAAAGGGAAAGATATTATCGCGGTCAGCAGTTTTGGCGTACAAACATACTATCCTATCGGACAGAAGCTTAGTATAAACGGGAAAACCTGCGTGGTAGCGGAACGTGGAGATTGTGTTAATTGCGTCGTTTGCGTACCTAACGTTCCACTTCACGATAAAGAAGTTACTTGTGCAAACCTAGCTTGTATTGCTGGCGACAGAGAAGATAAAACTAGTGTTCATTTTAAAGAGATTTAATTATGAAGGTATATCTGATTTATAAAGATGATGCCTGGCATACAAAGGGAAGCGGCGAATTGCTCAGAGTAGCCGATAGTCCTCAGAAATGCTACGCAACAGCCGAGGCAAACGGAGCTTCGGAAGAACAACTTAGAGATTTGCGCAATATTGGGCAGAGCCAATGTAGTGGTAACAACTATGAGTTTAATATTGAAACATGGGAGGTAACATAATATGAAATATGATGTTTGCATTCAAGAAACTTTGAGTAAGACAATAACCGTAGAGGCAGATACAAACACGGATGCTTGCTCTATGATTAGAGAAAAGGTTAATAATGGTGAGATTGTCCTTTCTGCTGACGATTTCACTGGTTGTAGAATTATAACGGCACAGGAAGCTTATGGAAGTGAAGACAACGAAGACTGAGTTCAGAGAATTGCTTAACGTTCTAGAAAAAGCAGCAGCTTTTATTAATGAAAAATCCACAAGGCCAAAAGACTTTGATTTGGCTAGAAGATTAATAAGGTCAAAGGCTTTGCTAGCGAAAAGGAATGGCAGTCTTCAAGGAGAAAGCGGCGATAGTCATTAACGGCATCGTGTACGTAGCGGAACCAATGGATGATTGCGAGGATTGTGCGTTTTGTACGGGCTTGGCACAATGCAGCGTAGATTTCATTTGCATCTCTATGAGAGAAGCATTCCGTAAGGGATTCAGAAACAAGCCTATCGGTTTCAAAAAATGGAAAGGTTATGAAAGGAACAGAAACATTCAAGAAGGTAATCAAGGCATATCTTGACAAGCGTGCAGCAGAGGACGAGCTTTTTGCGAAGGATTATGCCAAGCCGGGCAAGAACATCGATGATTGCTGCGACTTTATTATCTCAGAGGTCAAGAAATCCGGAAGACAGGGCTTTGACGATGATGAGGTTTACGGAATGGCAGTTCATTATTATAATGAAGAAGAAGTCTCATTCACTAAGAATCAGAATTGCACCATTGTTACAAATCTCTCAGACCAGACCAAGGAGAATCTGGAGAAGAAGGCTGAGGAGGAATTCAAGCAAGCCAAAATCATCGAACTCCAGAAGAAGGAGTCCGCTGAGAAGGAGCGCTTGAAGAAGAAAGCCGAGGCTCAGAGAAAGAAAGATGCTGAGATTGGGCAGTTGAGTTTGTTTGATTTTTAAATATGTGAGTTATGAAGCCAAGAAATAAGACAGAACGTGAAGTTGTAAAACTCTCGGACAGAATTCCGGAGTTATCAGACAAGCAACGTGAGTGGGCCATCAAGACTTGCATCTCTGAAGATGATGCCTACAAGTATGGTGACAGATTTTCTAGAGGATGCTTCTACCTTGTATGCACATTCAAGGGATGGCAGGTTCTCAGGTACTTCCAGGTAAGAGTGAAGTTCCGGTTCCACAAGATGGTTAAGGAGAAGATTTACTTCAAGGAGTGTATGCAGCAATGGTTGAAAGACGGGGAATATGTTTTTCTTGCCAAGCAGCGAACCAGCGGATATATAGAAGATGCTTTTTCTGCTTTCGGAAAGTTGGAAGTAAGAACGCATACTGTATGGAGTTTCTTGGGTGATCCTCGTGATATTGGATTCGATGGAGTATATTACGCTTCAGTCCAAGGCAAGTATAAATATGCTCTCAGAGACTTCGGGGAAAAGATTCTGTGTGACGAAATCTTCCGTTCCGTCAATGCTAACCCATACAATGAAACTCTCATGAGACGTGATATTGATATGTGGAAGGTGTGTAAGTACCATGAAGCTGTCTTCGACAGAGAAAAAATGTCTGCCGTCAAGATTGTTGTCAGACACGGAAAGGCTTCTTATATTTACGATAGCTTGTGGTGGGATATGCTCGACAGTATTATGTATCTTAAGAAAGATGTACGTAACCCTTCTATAGTTTGCCCGGAGAATCTTCGTGAGGCGCACGACAAGTGGCTAAAGGCAGCAGACAACAAGAAAAAGAAAATGGAGGACAGAATGACTAAGCTGCGTTTGATTGCGGAAGAGAAAATGCAACTCAGATATCTGGAGCAAGCTGCTAAAGCCGAAGAGGAGGATAAGAAAAAGGCAGAAGCAATGGCTAATGTATATGTTGACAGAAGAAAGCAGTTCTTTGACATTGACATAAAGGATGGCGCCATAGACATACAGGTTCTTAAGTCCGTCCAGGAGTTCTTTGAAGAGGGCAAGGAAATGGGGCACTGTGTATTTAGGAACGGTTATTACGATGTGAACAGAAAGCCGAACTGCCTCATACTTTCTGCCAAGGTAAACGGGCAGCGTATGGAGACAATCGAGGTAAACTTAGCCGATGTTACCGTTGTTCAATGCCAGGGCCACGGAAACATCAATTCCGCTTTTCATGATGCCATTCTAAAGCTTATCAAAGACAATTTGTGGCAGATAGAATCCAGGCTCCCGAACAGGGCTAGTAGAACAGCGTAATTTTTAGTATTTTTGGCTAAAATTTTCGTTTGATATATTTGCATATATCGAGATTTTTTCGTACCTTTGCGTATGAGAAGAGCCTATTTTGCGGTGTTTTTGACTATCCAAGCCGCATATATGCACAATTTTATGTTAAAATATAGTTAATTTTAGATTTCAAGTATTTAATCATTAAATATTTTATTAAATTTGCAGCGATGGAATACGATTACAGTAAGCTCAGAGAGTTCATCAAGCGTTGTAAGTGGCAATGGGCCACTTCAATGATAGACGTTCCTCATGAGTACATTCACAGAGACAAGTGCGCATTGACAAACGACGAGTTCTATTACTTCGTCAGCGCACAGCGAGACAATGGAGTCCATGAAAGATGGGGAAAGTATAATTTCCCTTACCTTTACATTGACGGTTACAAGTATTGGACGATGGGTGACCCATTCGAGACTACTTGGATTTTGAACAGACAGAAGGTTTTCAACGAGTTCGACTTCCTGGAGTGGCCGGTACCGAGAATCTATTCGAATCAGGAAATGGACGTGATGGCAAAATCTATCATGTTCACGTTCAAGGACAGAAGATTTTTCGAGGCAGGCATCGGAAACGGAGACTTCGTCGCTTTCACCAAGATAAAGCCGGAAATGTATTATGGAGTTGATCCTAGCAAGAAAGCAATCAAGCAGTTCAGGGAGAAGACCTCTGGCTTTTTCCGAAGATGTTCTACTATTTCTTTTGAGGAGGCGATAAAGAAATGGATGTCGGCAGACAGCGTTGTGGTTGCTCTTTTCGGTACCGCTTCCTACTTCATGCCTCAGTATCTCCGCAAACTGGGCGAGAGTGGTTTGGATTATTGCCTTATGTTCTACAAGGATGACTACACCCCTGCAGAGTTCGAGGAAATGCACCATTTCACCTATGACAGAATGCAGTTGAAATCGATGTTCCCGAATTGTAACATATACAATCACAAGAATTTCGTAACCATTTCAAGTAAAAAAATCACCTGGCAACAGGCAACAGTAGAAAATGAATTATTCCCAGTATGATAAAATAGCAAGTAAGTACGACACTTTGTTTCGTGATGAAATGAGTCTCGTTGAGAACCGTGAGGTGGGGCAAATGCTCCCACCTCTCAGCGGTTCAATCCTAGACATCGGATGTGGTACCGGCTTGCTGACAGAGATTGCAAAAATCGACCCACAGGAATATCTAGGAATTGATCCTAGTAAAGGAATGTTGGAGCAGTTCACTAACAAATATCCAGCCTATAAGGATAGGGTTGTATGTGAGCCTTTCGACGGAAAGAGTTTAGATTGCAGGAATTTCGACAATATCGTAGCATTGTTCGGTTCCCCATCTTATCTTTCCCGTTATGCCGTTCTGGCAATATCGCAGTGCAAGGCTCGCAAGTTCTTGATGTTCTACAAGGAAAAATATCATCCGGTCACTTATGAGAAGTGTGATGTGGAGTTCAGACATTTTTTCTATTCAAAGAAGGTCTTGTGCAGTCTTTTTGGTGAAGAAAACGTATCAGAGTATCACAATTATTTAATAGTAAATTGCGTATGACATCACAGAAAGGTTTGCGTTATGATGGCAGTATTGACAAATACCCCATCACAGAAGGCGAGATTTACAGTTTAGGCAATGGTAGCAAGATTACCATTGCCGATATTACTTTGGGGCTTCCGGAGTTTTCAAAGAATGCCGATTGCGTATTCATCGACCCAGCAGGAAGTAAAGGTGTCCTCAAAGCGTATTATACCAAGGCGGAGAAGCAATGCCCGGTTGATAATTTTGACGAGTTCGTTGCCCACATCAAGAGGTGCATCGAGCAGATTAATCCGGACAGACTATTCGTCGAGTGCTTCTACAGAAATAAGAAACAGTTGGTTCCTATGGTAGAATCTCTGTTCCCTCATGTAAAAATCTACGAGAACACCTATTATCATAAGCCAGATTGCAAGTGCTGGATTATCCAAGGCACCAAGCAGGCAGAAGACTGGGGACTCCAGGGAATGGATGAATGGGATGCGGTGTTCAAGATTTGTAAGGATGTTCCGTTCAGCTCTATCACAGACTTCTTCATGGGTCAAGGACTTGTTGCCCAAGCAGCCTATGCCGCAGGTAAGGTTTTCTATGGTAGCGATATGAACAGAAACCGTTTGGCTGTAGCCATAAGCAAGGTAGCCAAGCGAGGTGGAGAATGGACAGTTACTAAATAATTACGCATATGATTAAACTCTCTCAGATTATCATCCTCAACGTTCCGAAGCGAGAACGTGAGGGCAAATACCTTAAGAAGTTGATAGAGACCAGCACGAAGCCTTATGGTATTCCTGTCAGTATCTCTATGGACCGAGGTAAGGGTCTTTGGGACAATTATTCCCAAGCGTTGACGCAAGAGGTAGCGGAAGGAACCCATCGCATGATTATCCACGATGACATTACCTTTGACCGCAACATTCTTGCCAAGATTTTACATATTCTCTCTTTTGCTCCCGAAAACAACGTTATCAGTTTCTACAATCCAACAAATGGTGACTATACTAATTGTTACGAAAAGGGCAAGCACGTTATTTCTACAAAGACTAACTTCTGGCTGCAGGCTAGCGTATATCCAAATGACCTAGCCAAGGACTTTGTTGAAACTTCAAACAAGATGACGGATGATCAGACACGTTATGATGATTCGCGCCTTAAGGCATACCTTCAGGCAAAGGGTATCGACCTTTACGCTATCGTTCCCGGTCTGGTTCAGCATTTCGGTGCATACAGAAGCACGTTCAACAATCCAGGCGCCGTAGGTGGCATTCCTCGAAACAGCAAGACCTACGACAACCAGTTTGATGTAGAGTCTGTAGATTGGGAGAGTGAGTTCAAGAATCCTTATTTGGCTAAGTCAAGCAAGGATTGGGTTAAGGAAATCGTAAACAAGGAATTTCTCGATGAATACAAAAAACTCTAAGGAAAATCTAGCCTTGAAATTGGCGAAGGACAATATCGAGGTTGAGCAGGTGAAGCCGCTGCATATTGAATATGTTAAGGTTGATGACATTTATCCGAATGACTATAACCCTAACACGCATGATGCAGACAGCTTCGACCTTCTCATCAAATCGTTGCTCTATTTCGGATTTACTCAGCCTATCGTTGTCAACCGCTCGACGATGCAGATTGTGGACGGAGAGAACAGATACCGCGCCGCCTGCGTCATCGGATATGAGATGGTTCCTGTATGCTTTGTTGATTTCGACGAAGAGAAGTTGAGATATGCAACAATCATGCACAATGCCGCTCGCGGCCACAACAATAATGAAATGATGGGTAGGCTTAAGAATTACCTTGACACCCATTTCAGTAATTCCAGCGACAAGGTATTATTAAACAATAGAAAGAAATGATATTTTACAGTGACAAAAACGTTTATGAGGCAGCTCTTGAAAGATTCAGATACATCTTTCGGGAGTTTTATGGTAAGCGTAAGATTGTCGTGACGATGTCGGGAGGAAAGGACTCTACCGTGGTTCTCAACCTTGCGCACGAGGTTATGAAGGAGATGGGAATTGAAAAGATTCCCGTCCTCTTCCTAGACCAAGAGGCAGAGACTCCAATGACTATCGAGTACATACGATACATCATGCACTTGCCGTGGGTTGAGCCATATTGGATTCAGTCATACTTCCAGGAATGGAATGCCTCAAAGGGAGAATGGTTCAATGTATGGGGGCCTGGAGAAAAATGGATTCGTGAGAAGGAACCAGATTCTTATGGTGATTTGGAGATTCCGCACAATCAGTATTTCTCCAAGACCCTTGATCAGGTACACAGAATGCTCTTCGGCAAAGACTACCTAACTTTAGGTGGTGTCCGTATCGAGGAGTCGCCGGCACGATTGTCGGGTCTTACTAGAGGCGAGTGCCTTCCAGGTATTACATGGGGAGGTGGTGGCGGATATTATAAAGACGGCACACCAAGAAGTCTGGTGCTCTACCCTATTTGGGATTGGAAGGTTCATGATGTATGGTATTACATCTTCAGCAACAAGCTTCCGTACTGTAAGCTCTATAACTATCAGTTCACGCAGAAGCCACTCAGAGCGTGCCGAGTAAGTTCCCTCATTCATGAGCAGGCTATCCACGACTTAGGTTTCATTAAGGAAGTTGATCCATGGTTCTACGACAAGCTGGTGCGAAGAGTAGCAAACGTCAATACATCTGTACACGTCTTTAACGAAGTGGCAACATACTGCTACAACTTGCCACCTTATTTCAAGGATTGGGATGAATACGTTGATTATCTCGCAGACAATCTTTGTGAAGACAAGAAGAATGCGGAGACTATCAAGAAAGGCTACCGTTCCGCCAAGAAGAGAAATGTAGCTAAAGCCGGTCATTGCCAGGAGTGCATTGATTACGTAATACATCAGATTGGTTATACCAGCGCTGTCTGCGTCATTGCGGAAGATTTCGGAATGAAGCGCATTCAGAGCGTAGAGCGTTCTTTGCGTCAGTATTTGAGCGACAATTATGTTAAAATAGAAAAAGCTAATAAGGAATATGAATCTTCAAGAGAACATCAAGAAGGAGTTTGATGCTGCCAAGGATAAGGTGCAGTTTTTGAACGACCTCAGAAAGTATATCAGTTCCTTATCTCCGGAGAAAGTCAACCCTGTAGATTGCGTGCTTTGGGTTGACAAGGATATGGTTGTAGCCAACAACTACAACCCTAACCATGTGGCAGATAAGGAAATGCGTCTTCTCTATACATCCGTGAGGGAAGACGGTTACACAATGCCTATCGTTACCATTTGGGACGAGAAGCTGCAGAAGTATGTAATCATCGACGGTTTCCACAGAAACCTCGTTATTCGCAAGTTTGCGGACATCAATGAGCGATGTGGCGGAAAGCTGCCTATCGTAGTTCTAGACAAGGACATCGACCAGCGTATGGCATCAACCGTAAGACATAATCGTGCCCGTGGAAGTCACTCTGTAGATGGAATGGTAAACATCGTCTTCAATATGCTCAGAGATGGTGTGTCTGAGCGTGAGATTTGCGAAAAGGTAGGTCTGGAGCAGAAAGAGCTTGTAAAGCTTAAATTTGTTACCGGTTTTGCCAAGATTTTCAAGAACTATAAGTATAATGCGGCTATCGAAAAGGTTGTCGACGAGAGACGCGTAGCAAGAGAGACAGCCAAGAAGAAGGAGGATAAGAAATGAAAGTAAAGGTAGTTAAACTCAGTGAAATCTTTCCTTACTATGACAACCCTCGTGACAACACGAATGCGGTTGAACCTACTAAGGAGAGTATCAAGCGTTTTGGATACGTTAAGCCTATCCTCGTTGATAAGGAAGGTGTAATCATTGCTGGTCATACAAGATACGTGGCCGCTTACCAGTTGGGTATGGAGTTCGTTCCTGTCGTTTACTCGGATATGGACGACGAAAAGGCAAAGAAGTACCGCATCCTCGATAACAAGCTGGCAGAGAAGTCTTCTTTTGATGAAGACCAGCTTTTGGAGGAATTGCGCAACATGGAGGTTCCTACCGATATGCAGGCATTCTTCTTTGAGGATATTAACCAGATGCTCAACTTCTCCCTCGACAGCATCAACCAGCAGGCAGAAGAGTATGGTGGCTTCCAGGATGACTATTCTCAGGTTGATGATGAGAACTTCGAGGCTCCATCAAATGAAGAGGCTGGCGAAAGCGAGGAAGCTTCTTCGGATGAGGAGGAGGAAGACCCTGCCAAAGATTTGTTCGTTCTCAAAGAGCGCGAGGACGGTTCACATTATATGAAGGTCGTTTGCCCATATTGCGGAAATATGGAAACAATAGAAATTGAGGATTAACAGGTATGGAAGAGATTAAGATTAATGACAAGGTAATTGAGTTACCTATTGACAGTATCGTGCCTCATGACGGTTCGCACAAGACCGACGAGACGGCAGTACAGGCAATCATGCAGTCCATCAAGGATTTCGGCATCACTCAGCCTATTTCCGTTGACAAGAACAATGTAATTGTAACAGGTAACGGTGTGTATAAGGCAGCTAAGGCATTGGGAATGGATAAGGTTCCCTGCATTCGTCTTGACTATCTGACTGATGAGCAGATTAAGCAGTATAGAATCGCTGATGACAAGACGTCCGAGTTTGCCACTTGGAACGAGAAGAAGCTTCGCAAGGAGCTCTCCTATCTCGGTGATCCTAACAGCATTCAGTTTGCTTTCGATGAGAGCATTGTCGGTATGCTTGGACTCAACGCTAAGCCAAAGGAACAGAAGCCTGCGGCCGCACCTTCAAAGGCTGAGACTAACCATACGGCTAAGAAGGTCGTAACGGAAGCCCAGAAGGACCAGAAGTTCAAGGAGGAAATGAAGGGCGTTGAGGAGAATATCCAGGTCAAGCCTTCAGAGTATTATGAGTATAATTGTTCCGCTTGCGGTAAACTAGTAAAAGTTAAGAAGCCATGACAGATGAATCATCACAGCCGAAAGTAAAGTCTTTCGTACATAGAATCCCCAATCCTGTTGGAAGACCATACAAGATTAAGTCTTCTCAGGAATTATGGGATAAGTTTGTAGCTTACTGTGATGATGTTGAAAATGACCCTTGGCAGCAAAAGACTGGTAGCAACTCCATTGCAGGCGGCAGCGGCAAATCCACAAATTCCATGAGACAAGAGGTAAGGGTTTTCAGAAGAGCCTATACCCTTGTCGGATTTTGTGCTTTCTGTGGCATCGTTCAGAAATGGGCGGATTTCAAGAGAGGTAATCTTAAGAGACCAGGCTTTGAGCAGGTGATAACACAGATTGAGAATGTCGTGATGGCCCAGCAGATTGATGGTGCCATGCTTCATCAGTTTGATTCCAGCATTGTTGCAAGGCTCAACGGATTGGCAGATAAGCATATTCAAGAAGTAACCGGCAAGGATGGCGAGGACTTCAAATTCCCTAAGCTGTCCTTGGATGATATTAAAGAATTACAGAAGATAAATGGACTTTGAGAAACAACGTTTTCTTCATAAGCAGTTAGTGGCATCGTCCCTGCTGCAATTCACTACTAAGATGTTCGCCTATACTGCTCGACGTGAGTATGTAATAGGCGAACATCACAGGATTATATGTGATGCGCTCATGGATGTGATAAGGGGAAAGACTAACAAGCTGATTATCAACATCAGCCCTCGTTACGGAAAGACCCTCTTGTGTTCACAGATGTTTATCGCATATGGTCTTGCGTTGAACCCTGCTTCAAAGTTTCTTCATATATCTTATTCCGGAAGTCTCGTCCAGGACAACTCAATGGCAGTCAAGGACACGATAACTTCCACATATTTTCAAACATTATTCCCGAATGTCAAAATCAGAAAGAACGATAATACCAGATCAAAATGGAGCACAACGGCAGGTGGTGGTGAGTATGCTACATCTACCTTGGGTCAGATCACAGGTTTTGGTGCAGGTCAGCCAGACTGGACCGAAGAAGACATAAAGAACATGGATAAGTTTATGGCTACGTTCAACCCCGGTCACTTTTCGGGAGCCATAGTTATCGATGACCCTTTACGACCGGACGATGCTTTGTCCGATAACGTCAGAGAGTCTATCAACAGACGTTTCGAGACAACCATCCGTAACCGTGTAAACTCACGTCATACGCCAATTATCATCGTCATGCAGAGGTTGCACGAGCACGACTTGTGCGGTTACCTTCAAGAGATTGAGCCGAATGAGTGGAAAGTTGTATCCCTCCCGGTAATACAGACAGACGAGGACGGAAAGGAGCGAGCCTTGTGGCCGTGGAAGCATACGCTGGAGGAACTATACAAAATCAAGCACGCCAGCGAGTTCGTATTCGAGACACAGTACATGCAGAACCCTACCCCTATGGAAGGTCTTATGTACCATGCCTTCAGAACATACGATGAGCTGCCGGACAGAAGGTATGCAAGAATGATTGGAAACTACACCGACTCGGCAGATACCGGTTTCGACTTCCTTTGCTCTATATGCTTCGATGCGCACGATGACGGCTACTATGTTACCGATGTTCTATACACCAAGCGACCGATGGAATACACGGAACCAGCGCAAGCCAATATGGTTAAGCGCAATCAGACAGACGTGTGTTTCGTTGAAAGTAACAATGGTGGCCGCTCTTATGCCCGCAATGTCGAGCGCATAACAAGGGAACACGGAAACAGAATCACCCAGTTCGTAACGTTCACACAATCGAAGAACAAACAGATTAGAATCTTCACTCGCTCAAGCGAGGTAAACAATAAACTAGTCTTCCCTTCTAATTGGGAACAGTTGTGGCCGGAGTTCGCCCATGATATGAAATCCTACAGAAAGGAAGGATATAACGCTCACGATGATGCACCGGACGCTTGTACGGGCATCATAGAGAAGTGCGAGGAGTGGCTTAACAATGCTACCGACGCACAGCTCAGACGTGGCGGTTTCTTGTAATTTCTTTTTAAACCATGTTAGCTAGGCGTTTGCTCGTGAGAGTAGGCGCCTTAACTGGTTGAATATCAACCTTTTATAATTTGGTATTTTTAACTAAAATAATCGTTAGTATATTTGCATATATCAGAAAATTTTCGTACCTTTGCATATAGATAAAAGGTAGTACTTTTGGTTTACCAGGTCGCTACCTTACAAGTTGAACCAATTAAAATTATAAAGATTATGAAGAATTTAGTTTATGCTCGCTTCGAGAGAATGACAGTTAATGAAGTTTCAGAGCTTATGAGAATAGCATCTGGAAAGATGGCAATCAAGATAGCTTCAGTTGCTCCTACATTGTTCCGAGTTTCAGCATATGGCATCTTTGATGGAGATGCAGAGGACTGGGGCTTCGAGAGTGCAGATTGCGGATTGTTCCAGGGAGAAGAGGAGTTTGAGGCAACCAAGAAGTTGTACGAGACCACCATCGCTTAATATAGGAGGAACTGCTATGAGTGGTCTTTTTGAAACAAAGCTTCTTAAATACAAGAAGCACATCATCCAGGTTTTTGAGGATATGTTCGGTCAGAGATACGTCTATATAGACGGCAAGACGCAGACTTATTCTATTAACAATGCAAAGAGAATGATTAGCCTATGTTGTCAACAGTAATATTCACGGATGGCGCCCAGAAGAATGTGGAGCCATCCAACGGAACGGATTTCTCATTGGAGGAGTTGAGAGGATTTGTTGGTGGACACATCGAGTTGGTCCGACTCAGCAAGTCGCAGGTAATGGTAGTTAATGAGGAAGGCAAGGTTTACGACCTTCCTCAGAACGAGAACGCCACGATGCTTGTGAATATTGCAGGTATTAGAGACGTAATAGTAGGTAATGTATTAGTTTGTGACATTAATAAAATAAAGTAATATGGATAAGAATGATTTGATGAAATACCTCGTAGAAGAGGCAGAGTATAGTGAGAGTGAAGTAGCTGAAATGACTAACACGGAGTTGCTGGATCATTGGCTGGAGTACAACGGAATTTGCGGTTACACAGAGGACATCAAAGAAGTTATTGAGGCTGCTTTTGATGTAGATTTGGAGGACTAGCCATGTACAAAGAGAATATAGGAACTGACAGATATGGGCGCACGATGCACCTATATCACTCCTGCAACACGGTCTATTGCGACCACGTCAAGAACGATAAAGTTGTCAGGACAAGTCAGATTAAGGTAGATAACGACATCATCTTAATGTTCAGTGCTTCGCATACGAGCGGAGCCTACATTTACGATGAGATTCATAGAAGATACGGGAAATGGCTATGAAAAAGATTATCACCATTGAAGTAGAAAGCTCTAGTGTAGAGTGCTACAGTAGCTTCTATACGGACCTGGAGTCTTTTGTCACGCACAGAGTGAATGGTACTCCATTGAAAATTAAAATAACCTCAGATATTAAGTAGCGTATGAAACCAATGTTAGCAACAAGATATTATCCGTCACAGACGAAGTTTCCTTGCTTCGCTCAGCCTAAGTATGACGGAGTTCGCTGCATCCTTCACGAAGGAGAAGGTGGCGAGGTTCACCTCACATCGAGAGGTGGAAAGGAATATGATGTTCCTCAGATTAAGGCGTGGGGAGAGAAGCACCGCGGTATGCTTCCTTTGGATGGGGAGATATACAACCACCAGGAATTGACCTTCCAGCAGATATGTTCTGCCGTCAAGTGCCGTTCTGCTATGACTGACAAGCTACGTATGGTTATCTACGATGCACAGATTCCGGGAAGCTTTTCTGCCAGATGGAAAGTTCTGCAGGAGGAGTTTGCTTCCATTGATCCAAATGGACCGGTGTACCTTACGCAGACTTTCGTTGCCCATTCAGAGAAGGACATCAAGCGATGGCACAAGATATTCGTTTCCACCGGTTACGAGGGTGCCATTATCAGAAATGCAGATGGAACCTATACCGAGGGCAGAAGCAATGACCTTATGAAGCTGAAATCGTTCGACACGACGGAGTTCAAGGTGGTCGATGTTTTGGAAGCGGAGGGCAATGATGCAGGTACCGCGATATTCAAACTGAAGTGTGGAGAGTACGAGTTCTGTGCCCGTCCGATAGGTTCAAGGTCACTCAGAGCCCAATATTTAGCCGATAAGGACGAGTTGATAGGTATGGCGGCGACTGTTCAGCATCAAGGTTATTCTGACGCTGGAGTGCCGAGATTCCCAGTATTGTTGAACATTAGGGATTACGAATAATGGCAGCATTAAATATTAACGAGTATTACGGCTGCTTCTCTTGCGAGGCTGCTGACGAGCACGGAAATGGTTGCAGGCACGGTCTGCTGTTCCCGGTACTGCTTGTGATGGGAAACAAGAGAAGCTGCCCAAACTATAAATTCAAGAAGAAATAACTATGGAGTTAGAGGTTAAGCTAAAAAGAAAGTATGAGTCTAAGACAGAAACTTTCGTCCTGATTAATTACAAAAGAGACTTGCGAAGATGTGTCAACATAACTTATCCAAGAGATTGGGATTGTGAAAAGCTTGATGTGTTCATTCAGAACTTTCACGACGTGAACGTTAGAAAGCCTTTATATGTGTCGGAATGGAGTTCTTTGCTTATGAAAAACAGACTGGAGGAAATTAAGAAACTAGGCTATCGTGTTATTGCTATAAATCAGTTACATGGCTACATAGTAAGAAAGGATGGAAAGTTTCTATCCTATCAGCTTGCAAAATATACATCAGAGGGAGGAATAAGTCTCACATATCAATACGTGCCATCTCGAACACATGGAAGTGGTGCTATACAAGGTGGTGAGAGTGGCTATAATTTTGGATTCACCGAGTTTAGTAAAGAAATGCTGAACGATATGATGGACCACCCGAAGCTTTACGGTAAGGTCGAGCACTACAAAGACTTCAATGAGTACCGCCAGCTGAATGCAGGGCGAGAAAAGTCACTCAAAAAAATAATCTGATTTTTTTTGGTTCAACACAATAAAGTACCATATGATGCGTTATTAATCTGATAGACGGATTATTAACTAAAGCTTAGCTACCGGCATGACGGGCGCATCATATGGGAAATAGAAAATTTGTTCCACAGGTAGGAAACCATCTTGGAACTATCTCGAACATTTTAGCTGTTGTTTCATTTATAGCCATAATAGTTTCAATTATAACTTGGATAAACGCCTTGAATACTTCTGGCGGTTATGGATATGAAAGTTCAAGTATTAGTGGTATACAAGCATTTAGCTACGTTATTGACTCATTGCTTTGCTTGGTAGGTTCTTTTGTTCTCAGAGGATTCTCGTTTATCGTGAAAGCAGCTGTACGCTATCTTGATGAGAAAGGTGAGTTTGATGAAAAGTAGAATGTAATTGTTATGTCATCAAAGCTTATAGTAGATCAAAAGAACGTAAAGTATCTTTTTCAAGATAAAAAAGCGACGTTCTTGATTCCTGATTATCAGCGTCCGTATGCTTGGGGAGAAGACGAATGTAAGGTCTTATGGGAAGACTTATTTTCCTTTTCATTCCCAAATAACAACTGCGACAGCTTCGATTCTTCAGAGAGTTACTTTCTCGGTCCTATAGTAACATTCCGCAATGACGAAGGGAAACTTGAAATCATTGATGGTCAGCAGCGTCTTACGACCTTGCTTCTCTTACTGCGAGCTTTCTACAATCGCCTGGAGCACATGAAAGACAATCGTTCAATCAAGATGCGAGAGGACATAGAAAAGTGCATTTGGAGAGCAAATGAGTTCGGAGAGTATGATCCAAACGACTTGAAGATAAATTCGGAGGTTGCAACTGATAACGACAAGGAAGAGTTTATGGATATACTCCGGAAAGGAACATCAGAAGGAAAAAGTCGGTATGCGACCAACTTCAGATACTTTCAAGACAAGATAGGAAAATTCATTGAAGAATATCCTTCTTTCTTTGCACTATATCCAGCTCGCATACTCAACAACTGCGTACTACTTCCGATAGAGGCAGAATCGCAAGATACTGCTCTTAGGATATTCTCGACGCTTAATGATAGAGGTAAGCCATTGTCTGACTCAGACATCTTCAAGGCACAACTCTATAAGTTCTACTCATCCATCGGAAAGAAGGAAGAGTTTATCACTACATGGAAAGAGCTTGACGAACTCGTTACCAAAATATTCCACCCATATCGTGGAACACCTTTGGATGAGTTGTTTACACGCTATATGTACTACGAGAGAGCTTTGCTGACTAATCGTAGTTCTATGACAGAAGGACTTCGTAAGTTCTATGAGAAAGATGGATATGTCCTACTTCGACGAGAGCAGACTTTAGAGAATCTTGTCTTGCTAGCCGACTTCTGGAAAGATGTATATTCTCAGAACGAAGACCGTTTTTCCGTGGATGTACTAAAGCGCTTGTTTGTATTGAATTATGCGCCTAACAGCTTATGGACTTATATTGTATCGGTATATTTCATGCACTATAAGAATGCTGAGAATATGCTAGACAATGAGAAGTTCTATCTGTTCTTGAATCGTTTGATAGGCTTTATCTGGGCATACGCTATCAGTAACCCAGGAATAACGGCCTTGCGAGCACCAGTATTCAATGAGATGGTGAATATCATAGAGAACAAAGAGATTGCTTTCGAGAACTATCTATTCCAAGAGGAATTGTTCCGTTCGCAATTCACCAACTTCAGTTTTTCAAACACTCGTGCGATTACGAAGTCGATGATTATGTGGTGGGCATTCTCTTTCGATAGTCAGGAATTGCTTCCTCTTGACGCAACATATGATATTGAACACATCTTCCCAAGGAACAGACAAGTCAAGGAAGGTGGATTGTCGAGTGACGAGGTTCTTGAAATGTTGGGAAACAAATCGGTATTGGAGCGAAGAGTTAATATTCGGGCATCCGATTACAGATTTGCTGACAAGATTAAGTATTATAATGGTGAGTTCAAATCCACAGGTGAGAGGATTGGAACTAAGATACACGAATTACGAATGCTGTCACAGACGTTGACAGATTTTACAGAAACGGATATTAGAGAGCGCACGTCAAGAATGCTTGATAAGTTTATCGCTTATCTCAAATCTAACTCTCTGATTTCCAACAGACAGAACTTGTAATTCAAACCTGGGATTTAATCTTAGTCTTCGAGACTTACAAGGTATCAAATAAACCAGCGAGGGCTTGAATCAATTAAATTTCGAAAAAGATTTGGATTTTCCAAAATAAAATATTACCTTTGCAGCGGTAAAGGAGAAAGATAAATAGGGATTGGATAGACCTCTCACACGTCGGTCTTCGGATGCAGACTTCGGGAGGGTTTCCAATCCCTTGTTTTTTAGTTTAGTAATCTCATAGTATAAAGGATATTTTCACTTGTAAGTTTAACCTTACATTCTATTCGTTTTCCTTGATAAGTAGCATGGAATACTTTGAACTGAAAATCATGATGGTTACCTTCCTCAATCCTGTCAAATGTTGCTGTAGGAAACCATTCGTTTACATCGGCTGCAATTTGTATTGTTTCGCTAAGTCTTCTATTTCTAATATTCTTTGCCATCGTTTCAGAAAAGAAATTTCGTCCTACCACAAATTCCTCATTATTATTATTGAGATAAAGTCTTCTAGCCGTTTGACCGTCTGGTAGCTCTACCTCTCTAAATTTTGTTTGCATTGTCTCATTAATGAATTCTCGAAGTCTTGCCCTTACCTCTGGTGAGTTCTGTGCAGCTATTCGAACTTGCCTTTGTGACCTTTCAGAGCGAGCGTATTGGGTGATATAGGATGATTGCTTCACCTTATCTTTATTATCATTTACCCAATTTGTGAAGTTCTTAGGCATAGCATTGCTTGGTTGTTTACCGCTCCAATACTCCTTTTCACTCATTATTACCGGGATGGCATAGCACATACAATTCACGTGCCAACCAACCCAAGGAAAATAACTCGGATAGACACCTGCAAGCAAATCACACATATCGTGCTTATGACTTGGGTTGTTGGTTGTCTTTATCTCCTTGCCTTTAATGTAGTCCATCCTAGCCCATCTTTCCTGCTCGGCAGAACGGTAGGCCATGTTTATCTCGTTACGTGCCAGACGCACGCTTCTGTACTCGCAGTTCTGAATGGTTATGGCTTTGCCGTATTTCTTCTTATAGGCTTTGGCAAGTGATGGATAATCATTAAGGTATTTGCTGACCTTCTTGCTGAGTTTAACAGCACTCATACCCTTCTCTATGCCGACAGACAGAGATTTCTCCAGAGCCTCCTTTACATCAGCTCTCTGGTTCCATATTCTTTCTGAAAGACCGAGACCTTTAATCTTTCTCTCCATGAAAGCCTTCTTTGCCGCGTTGTTGTGCTCAAAGTAAGCTTTCTGCTTTGCGTCCGCTATCTTCCTAGTAAAGGTGCCGATTACCCTTTTGGCAAGTAGGTCCTGCAGTGTGTTACTATTCTTCCATTCGTCCGATATGCCATTATAGACCAATGCCTGCATATTGTTTGAATAGTAATCCAACAAGGCGTTCACCTTCTTTTCTGTTCTAGGGTAATCATCAAAAGAGAACTCGCCATCCCCATCGAAGTCGGTGGAGGTGGCGATTTTAGCGGACTCCTTGGCAAGAGTCTCATAGATGGAAATGATTTTCCTGGTATAAGCGTTCAGTCTCTTGCCAAGGTCTTTATATGCCTTTTTCTGATTAGGCAGTTTTGGCTTTTTCATACAATTTCATTTTAAAGTGTTTGCAGCAATCCCAGTTGAGAAGAACGCTCCATTCTTGATATGGGCATTTGGCTAGGATAGGCTGACCTTTAAGGCTCATACTATGGAAGTCAGTAGCATGAGCACATTCACGGCAAAAGTGCACCTTCTCTTCTTCCTTCTTCTTTCTCATGGCTATTCCTCCGAGAATAAGTTAGGCATAGAAGCTGCTGTTCTTGTGGCCTCTACTTCCTCTTCTCCTTGAATCTCGCTGAAAGTCTTGTCAGGATCATCGGAAAGACCGGCACGCTGGATAGATTCCTTCTGGCTGACGAGAGGCTTGTTGCCGTTAGCCTTAAGCCATTTGTCAATCTGAGTATTCTCATCCTCCTGGATGAATGGAGTGATGATGTGCTCTACAGTAATCTCATCCATTCTAGCTGCCCACTTCGTGTTCATCTTGGAAAGGAACGCCTTTATGACGTTGGCCTCTCTCTCAAAGCCTTCAATCCAGGCACCAGTCTCCTCTCCTATCTTAAGATGAGCATCCATGAGGAGTGTCTTTCTTGAATCGTAGCCGATATTGCCAAGGCTCTTCATATTCTCGAAACTGATGTCCGGCATCTGAGACTGCATGAAGAAAAGCTTGACGAGAGTGTCAACGTGATACTTAAGAGCCTCGATAGCCTGCTGCCAAGACACGTAGCTAACATCGCCGTCTTCGCTGACTCTATACACCCTCTTGCTCTCTCCCTTTCGCTCCATTCCAACGATGGCACCGGCAATCTTCAAGACAGGAGCGGAATTGTATGCCACAACATCGCTGTTTCGGGAAATGGTGTACTCGATATTCTCACGGATAGGTTTCAATCCTTCCCAGCATGGCTTGTGCCGGTACCAGAAAACGGCTGGAATCTTGTCGATAGAAATCTCATTATCATCCACCAAATTCCATCCGGACTTTTCATCGTCTGAAGACAGGTCCCACTTGTAATGATGGTCTGCGGTATAGGTCTCGAAGAAGGTGTGCTCTGTGTCAGTAACCTTACGCTTATACTCGAATGACAGAGCAAGCAAGTCATCATACTCATCAAAGTAAGGATAGATGTCAACTCCGTCCATTGGAGAGAATGTCTTACATTTCAGTTTGTACTGACTGTCGAAGCCGTAGAGCTTGTTAGGCTTCTTCTGCGTGTACCAAAGTGTGAACATCTGGCAAGAGGCGTAATAGCACTTTGCTCTGTGCATGTTCACGGCATCAATGTGTGCACAGGTGTAGATTTTCTCGATTGCACGCACAATCGTCTTCAGTTCCTCGTCAGCCTGATCATACGTATATACGCGCTTGACCGGTATAGCCATTGTGAACTCAGAGATTCTTCGTGTAAGAAGCTTCTCCAATCCGACAGGCAATCTAGCTGCCTTTTCTACAATTCCGTCATCAAGCGTTCTGTCCTGTCTGCCTACGTGGTCGTTTACGATTTCATGGAGCATAGGCTCATACTCAGATAACAGGGTACTCCAAAGTGGAATATCCAACACGCGTTGTTTCAGCTCTCCTATGATGCTGCCAACGTCATTTCTTTTAAAAAGTTCATTAAAATCTATCATAATCTTCGAAGTTTTGATTTGGCAAAATTACAGATATATTCGCATATATTTAATGGTTTTAGTATTTTTAACTAAAATAATCATTAGTATATTTGCATATATCAGAAAATTTTCGTACCTTTGCATATAGATAAAAGGTAGTAGTTTTGACTATTCAGAGCCTACCTTATAAGTTGAACCAATTAAAATTATAAAGATTATGAATAATTCAGTTGAAACAAAGAAGGAAGAGGTTAGAAAGAACATTAAGAATGCGTTCGAGTCAGCCACAAAGAAGATAAAGGACATCATTTCTGTTTGTCCTGATTGGGAGGTAGAGGGTATTGACGTAGGCTACAAGTCACTTATCGCTCATTTGAATTTGAAAGGAGTAGGAAGAGACATGATGGTGATTCGCTACCAAGCAAAGGTAGGTAACTTCCAGGAAGAGTCATTTAACACCAATGTAGCAAGCTTCGGCAGCTTTGATCTTCTGGAAACAAACGAAAACCTTAAGTACTATACAGCAGTTGGCGACATCCTCAATCATAAAGACATGCTTTCTCTTTTGAAAGAGACAATGGTTTTCTTTGCAAATAAAATTGCAGAGCTACGTAAGGAGTACGATAAGTTAGATAAGGAGGATTAGTTATGACAAAGCAAGAAGAAATCGATATTCTACAGTCCTTGAAGGGCGATTCCTATTTCGCTCAGTTCTTCGGTAGCAAGGACATTGACCAGATGTGTCAGAACATCAATAACGACTTCGCCATTGAGGGCGGATGCGGATTTAGTCAGAAAGCAGAAGCTTTAGAGCGAATTAACGCAGACCTCAAAAAGGAGTTTCAGCAGAAAATCCATGATTTGGGAATGGAGCTTATCAAGATTCTAGACAAGGGATTTGATGAGGATGCCATCTACCAGTTGGTTGAAGGCGAGGTCGGAATTGATGCTATCATCAAGTTCAAGCGTAAGAACAATCTGGATATTACAGATAAGGAGTTAGATTATATGATATCAAAACTTTCATGATTATGAAGCATATATGTAGTAATTGTATAGCTTCCGAGATATGCTATAGTGAAGGCAAGAAGCCTAATGACACTTGCCTTCATTGGGAATGGAGATATGCAGGTTTATGGTTTGACAATTAAAAGTAAAACAATGGGAAAAGAGAAAGTTACAGTAAACGATTTGAAGGTTACACTCTCAGAGATTGGTGTAACATCAGGCTTGAAGCAGGAAAAGATTATCCAACGCCTGCAGGTCAATGGCTGCTTGATTGCAATGGTAACAGATGTATTGGATCAGCTTATCAAGGATGAACAGGGTATGTTTAGGCTGTTAAGCGTTCAGTACAAGCAAGAGCAGAAGATGCACTACACTCAGATGCAGGATGCAGCCAAAAAGTACTACTTCCATTTGAAACCCTTTAATAAGAGTTTCTTCGGTGACGAGAATATTTGCGCCAACCTGGAGGATAACGCAAATGATATCTATGAAATCATCAAGCTTCTTGCGGACCACACTAACGACCACAAGGATATGGAAGTGATTAAGAGAAACCTCAGAAAGAGAAAGTTGAACCATCATATTTTCGATTAAGATTATGGCAGATTATAAAGTTGAAGTAGATTTATCGGATTTATTCGATGATATGACCATCAGTGAACAGAAGAGCTTTTTAGTAGAAAAGTTCTGCTCATTACCAATAGGCTCGATGGAAGAAGTGGTTGGCGAAATGCTGGATAACCTTAATGGCGATCAGACAGCTAAAGTTATTGAAGACGCTTTTGATAACTTGCATGAGCAAGCTCAAGAGCATGTAATCAACTATGTGAACGAATAAGGCTATGATGTCCGATAAACAATATAGAGTTGCTCGCAAGGGTGTTGTTGAGCAACTTAAATTAGCTCAGAGACTTCATTGCAAGCACATGGAGCAGAAGTATAAAGAGGCTTTGGAGAAGTTAGAGAAACGCTTCTTAAAGCCGGATGCCGTGGGCTGCTTCGATTTGGGCGCAAGGGTATCAAATAGTTATTATCATCTTTAAATGGTTTAGATTATGGGAACAAAAGTAGAAGTAAAAACTATTCCTTTGCATGGATTGTTCATCCATCGCAAGCAGGTTTGGCGTTCACTCGGTAAGCTGAGAGCTGAAAGCCATTCTACGACAGCGCAAAAGGTGTTTATGAATGAGCATAATACTGAGGTATCAACTGAGAATGCTGATTTCATTGATGGCTTGAAAGTCACTCCTTATGATGGTGAGCTGCCCAAAATATCAAAATACGTTGGTAGTATGAGTTACTACCAGTATTGTTTAACGCAAAAATTGGTTTAGTTATGAAAGAAAAGATAAACATAGCGAAAATACTAAAGTATAAGCCGCAAGGAACTAAGTTGTACGACTTATTACGCAATATAGACGTAGAGTTAGATAAAGTCCACACAACAGACGTTGGTACTTATATAGAATGTACATCAAATAATGAAGTAGGCAGTACTCTTATGTTTGATTATTCAAAACTAGGTACAGAAAAATGCTGGCTTGATGGCTTACAGATTCTCCTTCCTTCCAAAGAAATGCGAGACTGGTCTAAGCTAGCTTGGAATACAGGAGACATTCTAGTTAACAAAGATGGAAATGCACATGTTATCTTCGAGGGGTTTGATGATGATACCTACGAAACTTTCAATGGTAATAATTATCTATGGAAAAATGAGGGTATTACAATGTGCTTCGGAGAGTATGAAGACGAATTGCCAACATCAGATTTCAGCAAAGCAAACAAAGAAGACGCTCAGAAATACATCCGCCAAATAGAGAAAAGACTAGGCTATAAGTTAAACTTTGAAAATTTGAAAATTGAAAAGTCTGAGTTCAAGGATGGGGATATTGTCACCATTATACCTCATATTGGAGATAAGCTTATCTATCTTTTCAAAGCAGAAGATGACGAAAAGTATTATGGTCATGCTTTTCTTGACGGTAACATAGCTATTGTTAATGAGGATAGTTATTGCCAAAAAGCCTTCTGTACAGCTCGTCCATCTACAGACGAAGAGAAGCAACAGCTCTTCTCTGCTCTCGCAAAGAAGAGCAAGGCTTGGGATGCTGAGAAGAAACAGATTGTGGACTTGAAGCCAAAGGTCGATGTACTGAAACCATTTGATAGGGTGTTAGTTAGAAATTGTAAATCAGAAAATTGGCGTGCAAATTTGTTTGGTTATATAGACAAAGATGGATTTTATTGTTGCGTTTGGGCTAATTGGGCATATTGTATTCCTTACATCGGCAATGAATCTTTGGTAGGTACAACTAAAGACGTGGAGGGCTAGATATGGATATAGAGAAATTAATAGGAGGAAAGACATCTGTCCCATCTATAGATTTCAATCAAGTAGTTAAGAGTGATAACCTCCGATACTGGAGAATTAGCAATGCTACTTGGGAGAAAGATAAAGTAGAACTTCATATTACCTTTGAAAAAGATGGTATACAAAGTTCCTTAGATAAAAAGTTTGATACAATAATGGAAGCTGTTGGATATTTCTACAACTTTCTTAAAACAATTTGATTATGATAGACGATAAGAAAATAGAAGCTGCTGCTAATAAGCATATTGAGACAGAGTATGCTAGATACAATAGTGGCGAGGTTGAGGAAGAAATGATTTGTCATAGGGGGAAAGATAGCTTCAAGGCTGGTGCTAAGTGGATGCAAGAAGAGTTTTTGAAGAACTTGTGGCATCCTGCTAACGAAAAGCCGAAACGCAGATGCAACTATTTATTGCTTCATTACAAAGACAAAGAAGAAGAATGTTTTGAAGCTGATGTCGTCGATACAAAGGCTTGGGATTGTTACATTAAAGGCTCATTAGTAGAATATATAAATATTGATGATTTGTTCCCAAAGGAAGGAGGTGAGCAATGAAAGAGTTTAAAGTTGGAGAAAGAGTAACTCTTGAAGTTACCGAGACTGATAAAGAATCTTGTAAAGGTTGCTTCTTTGATAGTAAGAAGTTTTGCGAAGTATGGCAGCAATACCCTTGTAGCATCAAAGAACGTTCAGACCACAAGAATGTAATCTTTAAAGAAGTAAAGGAGTAAAGCGTATGAGTGGATTGTTATCAATGATTGGAATAAAAACAGAAATAGATTATCAGATGAGTGATTTTCCTTTTTGTCTTCCACGTGTTAGATTTAATGTTCCGAAAGGCAATGTTCCTTCTGATAAACAGAAGTGTCAGCCAAAGGCGCAGCATGAGTTCACCATCAAAGGTGTTAAGATCATGGCAGCTTCTAAGAAGGATGCTATCAAGAAGTTTAATCATCGTAAAAAGTAAAGCGAATGAACAAATTAGAATATATACCAGGTGATTTGGTGATGGTAAAGGAGTCAGCACTTCAATTTGCTAAAGATAAAATATTCAAAGTAATATCTTCATTGAGTGGTGGCTTTCTTAAGGTAATCATGTTAAACGATAGTAGTACAACATACTCTATTAGTAATAATGCTATTCGTCCGATTCCTCTCACTCCTGAGATTTTAAAGAAGAATGGATGGGAGAAATTATATGAGAAATTCTTTGAGAAAAACGTTAACAATATTCGCTTAACAATAGAGCTTAGCGAAAATATATATGTTGCTATTAACAGAATCTTTATAATGGAGATACATTATATCCACGAACTCCAGCACCTCCTCTTTGGTCTAGGACTAAAACACGAAATGGAGGTGTATGTATGAATATAATTACGTTTGGTAAATATAAAGGTATGCCAGTTACAAGGGTTCTTAGAATTGATCCAAGTTACTTTGGATGGTGCAAGAACAATGTTCGTTGGTTCAAATTCTCTAAAAGAGACTACGAAATATACTTGGGATGGTTATCATTACAGCAAAATCATTTGCAATTCACAGGATATTCTGATGATATGGGTAATATTAGATTCCTTTTTAGAAAAGTGGAAGAAGGCAAGTTTAATGCTTACTCTGATACGGAATATCTTACAAAAGAAACGTGTGGTGAATATCTAAAAAGTACAAAAGAACATTATTTTAGCAAACATGTTTAACCGCCTTCAGGAATAAATAATAGCAGTATGGATAAAAATGTTGTATTATCAAACGAAGAGTTAGAATTACTCATAACAGGCTTACATTGTGTAGATGAACGTAGTTATAATTTTTATACCACAACATATACACCTTGGAGTGAAGCTAAAGAGTTAAAAGAGAATTTGCGAATAAAGCTAAAAAGAGTATTGTTAAATGTTTAACGTCTTCGGACATAATTTTAAAGATATGACAAAAGAAGAATTAAAAGTAAAGGTTGACAAACAACTAAGCATTATCAATGATGCTAACGATGAGATTTGTTCTTACGTAAATGATTACATCGAAAGTCTTCCATACAAGGTTGGCGACAAAGTTAGCTGCTCTAGATGTGATGTTTGTTGGATTACAAGCATCGTCCCTAATCGAGGTTACGGTGGCTATAATGGTGAGATTGAAGTAAAAATCAACCCTGCTAAGAAAAATGGCACTCGCTCCAATAGAGAGTTTGTACTATGGAATATGGAAATTGATAGTATCAAGAAGATTGATTAATCATCCTGCAAAGGATATAAATAGATAGAATTATGAAAGCAAGTGAGTTGATAGAGCATTTAAAATCTTACATTGACGCTGCAGGTGGTGATTGTGAAATGTTTGTATTTGACAAAAAAGAAGGCTTTTCTTATGATATTAAGAATACTTCTACAGATGGTGATAACATATTTCTGCATGTTTCATCTGATACACACTTCTTAGCAAAGAAACCAATGTAACTAACCGTCCTTATAGGATTAAATATAAAGTAATATGGAACAGATTTCATTAGAAGACAAAGTTAGTGAAACTTTGAGTTGGCTCGCAAATCAAATTGCGTGTATCCAAGTATACAAAAAGTGGGATGAAGAATTCAAAAAGGAAAGTCTCAATAATGCTTGGCAAAAAGTTCAAGAACAATTTAAGAAAGACATTGATTGGAATGCTCTTACGGAAAGTCAGTGTAAGGCTTTACGTTTTGGAAGTTGGCAATCAGAAGAAGATGTTGAGGAAGAAATTTCTTGTTTACAATCTGCATTAGACAAGGGACGCCTTACAAAGGAGGAATTTGATAAGAAGGTTGCCAACGAGAAAAATACTCTTGGACTTCGTTTGATTCCGCTATATCTCTACCCTTCATTGCCTATAGGTATCACCCTAACGTCTATTGGAGGAGAAGAGAGAGTTTTTGATGGCTCAAACATTAGTATTGATATTAGATTTGGATGCCTTGCATGGGGTATTAAGCCGAAAAAAGATTAACTAACCGCCTCTCCCTTTTACAGGAGAGGGTAAAAAGAATAGAATTATGATTAAGACAGTTCCAGACCCTACTTTGATGTGTGAGGGATGTGTGTATGATGGTAAGTTTGAGTGTATTCAGCACGCATGTTGTGCAGACCCGAACAATCCCGTTAAGTACATTGAAGTAACAGAGTAACTAATAGCCCTCTCCTTGGTAACAGGGAGAGGGTAAAAAGAAGAGAATATGGCAGAGATTATTTATTTTGGAACAAATGGGTGTTCCGGTCATTATCCTATTGGCATTGACAAAACGCTGACAGGGGCAGAGTATGAGATATGGCGCGAATGCGATAATGAAACTTGGATAGATAATATCCGAAAGAATCCTGGTCGCCATCTCATCAAGCATCACGGAGAGGTTTATACTAATTATGGTGTTCCGTTCTCTGTAGATGATGAAAGAGGAGGCTCACATACCGAACTATTTTGGAAAGGCATTCATACGAAAGAAGAAATCGTCAACTTGATAAAGAACAATCAGTTTTTGGCAAGGCAATTCAAAATGGATGAGGCAATTAAAGATGTGGCAACAGTTTGTGGCGTCAGGTACAAAGATGTTAAATCTGCGATAAACATGACACAAGCATTCGCAGGTGGTAAAAAGAAGAGAATATGAATGCAAATAAAATAACATTAGCTGGCTATATTGTATATCTCCAAAGTATGTATAAACGATATGGCAATATAAGTATAGCGCAACTAAAGCATATAGAAAGAAACAGAAAAAAGGAGGATAAGCAATGAGTAAAGTAACTGCAATTAATATAATTATTAAAAAGAAGAATCAATTAAGAAAGCATAAAGAGGGATATGTTTCTTACATTAATATTGATGACGTTCTTGTGTGGTTGAACGATATTCAAAAAGAATTGGAGGATGAATTATGACAAGAGAAGAATTACAAAATAATCATGGCGATGCTGTCTGTGTATATTGTAACAAGAACATCATTCCAGAGCATAATCTTGGTATAGGTTGTCTTTGCGAAGGAAACTGGTGTGAGGAAGCACAAGATGGCTACGCAGATGAAAATAACATAGAGTTGGAGGATTGATATGACAATAGAAAAATTTATTCAGAAGGCTTATGAGTTCGAGAAAAAGAACAAAAGTTTCACTTGGAAGCCTAAAGATTTCCCTGAGGATATGAGCGAAAGTAGTACTATTGATGAGCTTGTGTCAGAAGGAGATAATATGTATGATGCTTTGAAAGAAGCGGTTGAGTTAATTCACGACCTAGCGGTTGAGTTAGAATATAAAGACGCAGTGGAGGGATAGTTATGGCATGGGTAGCAACTAATGGAAATGGTAAGGAATTTCTTTTTGAAAAGAAACCATACAGAAGTGGACGTGGAGAATATGGATATTGGAATCCTACATATTCTGGTATCGGTGGTTGTGTTCTTATACCTCATGGAAGTATCAAGAAGCTCATCGGAAGAGAGTTATCTTGGTGCGATGAGCCAGTAGAACTTAAAGAATAATAGTTATGTTTGGATTTTATATTGTGCTTACCATATCTGTTCTATTTATAGCTTTTATGGGTGGAGTTATCGGTTATTTAATTGGTAAATATTGGAATAGATAAATATGAGCATGCAAATATGTAAGGAAGCCTATCAAGAATTGATAGACGGAGATATAGAATGGCTTCTTAGACAGCCTAGAGACCTCGAAAGAGATCATATAGAGGCAGTGCTAAGAAAGAGTGTTGAACTTTTATACGGGAAGGAAGAATAGCTTATGTATAGACCGATTACAATGTATCAGATTGTTTGCGATAGATGCGGAGAAGTATTTGGAGGTACAGATACTTGCTCTGCACTATTCAGTAACAAAGAAGTTGATATTGGTGACTACTCTGATTGGGAAATGATAGATGGTAAGCATTATTGTCCCGATTGCTACGAGGTGGAGGTCATTGATGGAGTGTATAATGTTAAAGCAAAATAGATATGAAGATAGAAAGTATCAAATTCAAGGCTAAACGTCTTGACGGAAAAGGATGGGTTTGCGGATATTTCTACGAAGAGAATGGTAATACATACATCATTGAGAATCGTCAGAAAGAAAGCAAGTTAAACAGAAATCCCACTTATCAGGTTGACCCTTCTACCGTCTGCCAGTTCACAGGGTTGAAAGATAGTGAGGGAAAGGAGATTTGGGAAGGTGATATAGTGCATGACAGTTATGACCTTTTGTGTATAGACAATCTCTATGAGGTAGTTTATATTGAAGAAGAAGGAGCGTTTGCCTTCAAGAGTTTAGATAAAGTTGACAATTACGAGCCATTTGTTAATTTATTAGAAGCTTATGTTGTTGGCAATAAATTCGATAAGGAGGACTAACGTATGAAGAGTAAGATTTTAGACTTAGCCAAGTCATACGGTTTGCTCTTTTTGATTTTCATAATAGGGGTAATTGGTTTTAGGATCTCTTTCAGCTTAGGAACTCCACACGAAAAAGAAGAGTTTAATATAAAAATATTCACCAAGAAAGGGCATGAGTACCTGTTTGTGGGCAGGGAACATGGAGCTTGCGTTATTATTCACGCTAGTAGTTGTCCTTGTAATAAAAAGAAGTAACATATGAAAGTTAGGTTGGCAAAGAAAATTATGAAGTATCGCTCTGGCAGTTTTTTATATGATTTGATGCGCTTGGAAGGCTTGGACGTTTCTAAAGAGCTGTCAAAGATAAAGCAATACTGGGAGCCTAGATTGGCTTTGTATTATGCCACTAAAGGTGGTTGTTATGGCAGAGTTGACCATCGTATCGTAAAGGCAGAAAAGATTACTGCAAGATATTCTCGCAAGCTGATGAATTGCCTTACTAGGTTTGCTGGTAAAACTCATTTCGATATTAGAGATATACTAAGCAGTGCAAATAAACTAAAAAGATATGACTTATGATAAAAGAAAGATATTATTACGCAGTAGCCGCCTTCCTACGTAAGGATGGCAAATTAGCCTATACCTCAGTTACGAGCTCCGTTAAAGGGGAAGAGGAGGATATTAAGTTCTATCCTCTAATGAACCTCATCACTGACGTCGAAGAGCGATTCAAGGATGATATGGTTTGTGGTACAACTATCATACATGGCGTTACTGAGATTAGTAAAGAGGACTATGAAGCCTATAACGAACGCATAGCTAAGATAAATAAGAAGGAGGGTTAGCACATGACTTTTTTGAATATTACCGTAGGTGAGAAGGAGTTTGATGAAATCAAAGAAGGCAAGGTAGGACTAGTATGTTTACCTTGCACTCCACTTTGGTGTCATACATTAGTCGATGGTGTAAAGAGGGAGGAAAGATTAGACCAATTAACGGCTAGATTAGATAGTAATGGCAAACCTCATATTCAGTATGGAAATTCTGTTGACCATTACTTTAAGAAAGTTGATTATGTTCAGCTTTCCTGTAAGGTTGGTTCTCAAATAAGAGTTCTCGTTAAGGATTGCGCAGGTTTCAGTATTGAGACTACTCAAACGAAAAAGGACAATGGCTTTGTCGAGTTTAAGCCAAAAAACTTTGTTGTTCATCTAAAATAAACAAAATATGATTATGAAACAAGAAATGCAAAAATCAATCTTAAAGATTCAAACAGCAGTCGAAACTCTGACAAGACAGAAAGTTATCGATAAAAATGTGTATGATTTTGTCCATGGAGAAATCAAATCTCTTTCGGAAAGTGTGGAGAATATAGAGGAAGTAAATAACCTAGATGAAACACTCCTTACCTTCACAGATAAGGAGGAGTATGTAAACCAGCATATCAACCTTGCTGATACATCTGTACTTTGCAAAGAGTTGAATAGAAGAAAAGACATTGGTGACGATTTCTTTGTAGTAGCAACAGAGGGAAAATAAGTTAGCTTATGGAAAGATTAACTAAAGTAATGGATAAGTATTTATCAGAAGCAAAGAAGAAGGTTCTTACCCTCGCAGTCAGCAAGGAATGGTTCGATATGATAGTGTCGGGCGAAAAGAATGAAGAGTATCGGGTAATTAAAGATTTTTGGATGAGTCGCCTTCTCCTTATCAAGGATGAGAAATTCAAAGATTTCGATAAGTATGATAAGCTTCATATCGGTAAGACATTTGAAATGCTTATAGACATCAATGCTATCAAGGAGAAACTGAATAATGGTACAATGAAGTTCGTACCATTCACTCACGTTCTCTTCAAGAACGGCTACTATGACGATAGCCCAAAGGTAGAAAAGGAGATTGAGAGTATAACCATCGGCAAGCCGAAGGAAGGTCTTTGCCCAGGCAAGTGGTTGGACCATGAGTTTTTCATTATTAAGTTCAAGTGATATGATTGCAATTAAAGTATCTTCCGAGAACATCCAAGAATTATGGAAATGCCCGGACGTTTCAGAGTTAGTTAAAACTGTCAGTGGAGACTGCACAAAGCAGACGTTGATAGTTAGGTTGAGAAATCGAGAGTTCTATGTTCCCGACGGATTCTATCTCGTAAAAGATGTGAATGGTCGTTGGAGTACACTTAGTCCATCGTTGTACGAGCTAATAAAAGACAAGGTATATGTCGAGAAGTGAGGAGGAAATCCGGGAATATCATAGAAGGTACTACCAGGAGCATAAGGAACATTTATTGGCAAGAATGGAAGTCTATCGTAAAGAGAACGCTGAAAGGATTGCTGCAAACAGAAGATATAACAGAAAGAGAAAGAAAGCCTTGGGCGGCTTAACGAACCCAAATATTAAATAATGAGTAGAGGAAAACATTTTAGTGCAGAAGAGATTGAGTTCATCAAGGTTAACGCTTTGGTGATGACGACAACGGAGATTGCAAAACAGCTCAATCGTAATTATTGGGCCATCCATCGTAAGATGAAGGAAATGGGTATCAGCAAGAGCCACGTGTTTACTGCTGACGAGGATTTCATCATTCGCAGAATGTATGGCAAGTACCCGGTAAAAGCCATCGCTACCAAGATTGGCGTGGACGAGAACGCTATTTACAACCGTTGCAAGAAGCTTAAGCTAACGAAAGGAGGTGCGCAATGATTGTCATAGTTACCGCTATGGATAAGGAATACGACCTTATCAGCGAATGGATTGCAAAGAATTGGCTTGACTACAAAAATGTTCAAAACATAGCTTTAATCAAGTCTGGTATTGGCAAGGTTAATGCGGCATCTTGCTTGACAGAATTTCTTTCGTCGAATACGTCCAGCAAAGTTACAAGAGTTATCTCGGTAGGATGTGCCGGTGCTGCTGTTGCAGGATTGAAACCTGGTAATGTCGTGATTGGCAATTCGTACTGCTACCACGATGTATATTGCGGCGAGCCAAATGCCAACGGGCAAGTTCAAGGTATGCCGGCAGTCTTTCCTTCTGATTTCTCCTGGATTGATATGGATGAAAGATTCCGATTAGGAACCATAGCTACGGGAGATAAGTTTGTCACTACGAGAGAGCAGGTATTGGCGATTAAGGATTTCCTTCCTAATTCGTATAACGTATGCGCCATCGATATGGAGTCTGCCGCCCTTGCACAGGTATGCTACAAGAAAGGGATTGGATTTACGTCTATCCGAGTTATTAGTGACAACCCTCTGGAACCGAACCAGACCGAACAGTATGCAGGTTTTTGGGATAGTCTTGCCGAAAAGGCATTTAGTGTTGTTTGTAAATTATTAGAGAATGATACCAAGTTTTAAAGTTGATCATACGAAACTGGAGCCAGGTCTTTATGTTTCGAGAGTAGATAAATGGGGCATGGAGACTGCTACCACATTCGATATTCGCGTGTGCAAGCCAAACAAAGATATGATGTCACCTGCTGTCGCGCACACAATAGAGCATTTGATGGCGGACTACCTACGAAATGATAGCCCTCTTAGCAATTCCGTTCTGTATTTTGGACCGATGGGTTGTCTTACAGGTTTCTATCTTATCCTTAAAGGTACGTGGACTTCAAAGCTCATAAAGGAAATGATAGTAGAAGCCTTCAAGGCTTGTTCGCTATCAAAGACGATTCCAGGTGCATCAGAAGTGGAATGCGGTAATTACAAGCTCAACGACTTAAAAGGAGCAAAAGAGCTATGTGATATGTTCTCCGTATATCTATCCACAGTTGGACCGGATAAGCTCAATTATCCAGATTAATATTTATATGTAACCATAAAGTATTTAATCATTAAGTATATTTCCTTGCAATATATTTGGTGATTAAATACTTTTTTTATAATTTTGCAGCATTACTTATTGCTATCGCTTCGTACTGGGATATTTCTTGAATTTTATTGTTCAATTAAATATTTAGTTAGAATGAAAAAAAGAACGAAGCAAGTTTTAGTTATTCTGAAACCCAAATCAAAGGCGTTGGGGTTCAGTAGAGAGGAGTTAGAGGGTATTGCTGCCGATGTTGCCAATAACTTAGAACTCGATGAAGAAGCCTCAGACGAGGATGTAAACGCAGAGATTGAAAAGCAGGTCAATGCGGTTCTTCCTTATCTTAAGATTGCGCAAAAGACTGCGCAGCGTACTATCCAGAGTTTTAAGGATAGTCAAGACTTGGATGACGACGAGGTCGATGACGATGATGATGACCCTGCCGGCAACAAGAAACCAATCCGCAAACAGAAGAGAGAGAAAGATGAGCAGGTCCCAGCATGGGCGCAGGCACTCATTACTCAGAACAAAGCCTTGCAGACCGAAATCCTCGGTTTGAAATCAGAGCGTGAGAATGATGGCCGCCGTTCTAAGCTGAAGGCACTCCTTAAGGACAAAGGTACGTTCGGAAAGACTGTCTTGAAGAATTTCGACAAGATGAAGTTCGAGAACGAATCTGAGTTCGATGATTTCTACGACAGTGTTGTGGAGGACTTGGCAGCTATCGATCAAGAGCGTGCTAACGAAGGTCTCGGAAAACTTGGTGCTCCTGCGGCTCAGAGAAAGCCTAAGAAGGATGAGGTTGAGGTTATCAAGGACAATGAGATTGATGAGCTTGCCGAAACAATGTAATCTTTAAATTTTAAAAGTTATGTATGGCGTAAGCAAGACAGAAACGTATGATTCAGGCAAGGAGTCTGTAATCATCAGAAATTACGTGAATGGCATCATGGGTGGTGTCGTTCTTGACTTGACAGGTTTCTCTGGAGAGTTCATCCAGTGCGGACACATTATCATTCGTGACACTACGTCTGGCGAGTACAAGCCAATGCCTGTAACAGGTGGGGCTTATGCTTCTTTGCCAGAGAGCCACGAGTATGTTGGCATCTGTATGACAACAGTTCCGGCAGATACCCCTCATGTTGGTGTTATGACGGCAGGTGAGGCTAACGATAAGGCTGTCCCTTATCCTGTCGATACAATCAAGGCAGCTTTGAAAACAGCCGTTCCTACTCTTCAGTGGGGACACGATGCAATCGGTTAAGGAGGTGATTTATGCAACAGAGTTCTTTATTTCTTAAGTATATCTTGAGTTTCTTCCCAATCCTGAAGACATTGATTGAGAAGATTAACGGTAAGCGCAAGAACGAGATGACGTATCTCCACAAAGATACATCCATTCTCCGCCGCGTTTATTCTACCGACAACAAATGGGAAGCCGACACAGTTGATACCTCTTACGTAGCTGCTGACTACGTGGCAGTGGATTCTCCGGTTCCTTTGAAGTCTCGTGACAAGATTTCAACCGCCAACGGCAAACTGCCAAAGGTCGGTATGAAGAAGTTCTTGAAGGAGTCAGATATCCTCGCTCTCAGACTCATGGAAGCACAGGGCGGTCAGACAGCAGAGATTCGCCGTAAGTTGGCGCAGGACCCGGTAGCTTGTAATGTCGGTGTTGATGAGCGTAATGAGTACGCCCTTCTGTATGGTCTTTCTAACGGCTACGTAGCTGTTCGTGACGACGATAATCCAAAGGAGTTGCTCCGTATCAAGTATCAGTACTTGCCGAAAAATCAGCTCGGCATCAACAATGTTGATACTGGTATTACCGTTGCAGACTTGAAGGAATGTATCGCGAGAGCTTCGAATGATGGAAACACCATCTTGATCTTCTGGATTGGTAAGGCTAAGTTTGACGAATTGAAGAAGGCACAGGACGCTCGCGAGCTTGTTGCCAACTATAAGGGTCAGACTTATGACTCCAACACAAAGCTGCCGGTTCCTACTTCCAGCGTATTCCAGGAAGCATTCTTGGACGAGACCGGTGTATCATTCCGCATCATCAACCGTACCGTCCGCTTGGAGCATGATGGCGTGAAGAAGAGTGTTAAGCCTTGGAACAACAATATGATTATCGGTGTATGCTCACAGATGATTGGTGCCCTCGTTTACGGTCAGGTAGCAGAGGCAACCAACAGAGTGGCAGGTGTAACCTATCAGCAGATTGATTACAAGCTTATCTCTCAGTATTCAACAACTGATCCATTGCGTGAGACTACTGCGGTGCAGGCATACTGCTTGCCTGTCATCGAGGACGTTGACACAATCTATCAGATTGATACTAAGCTGGCAGACCCAGACGTTTCGGTTGATACCGAAAAGGAGAAAGCAGATACAGAGGACGCTAAGGTAACAATCTCTGATGTGACCTACAAGAAGCCGGAGGCTATCACAACTCTCAACGCTCTTGGTGCTACACTTCCTAGTGACGCCAGCGACAAGGAGGTTATTGATGCCTACAATGAGCTGCCTCCTACAAAGAAGAAGGAGTTCAAGGATAACGCAGCTAAAGCTGAGGAGTAATCATGAAGACGGTCGGACAAGCTTTGGTGGATGAGGTACACATCCCTATCCCCTATGGTTTCGTGGAAAACGCTTGCATAAAGCGTGACCTCGATATCGAATCAGAGTTCACTGGTGACGTTGCCAGAAGTAACGCCTACAAAGGAACGCTTGCCGACTGTCTGCTTTCTCTCATACAAGCCGTTAGCTTCTCCGAAGCGGACAAATCAATAGGTTCCCTCTCGGAAGACCAGCGAAAGGCTATATTAGTTCAAGTCAATCGTTTATATAACTCTATCGGCGAGGAGGAGGTTTCACTTACTCCAAAGCCGACAGTTTACATTAATTGCTGATGAGTCTATTGAGTTTTCATGCATCAAAGCTATACCGGCAGCAGAAGGTAGCTGGCTATACAGATGATGATGGAAATTATCACCAGGGCAAGACCGAGTGGAAGTTCTGCTGCACTTGTGATGTAGTTCCTGCTGGCGAGGCCAACAAGTTAGTTACATCTGACGGTTCTATTGATTACTACTCCTACGAAGTGCATAACTTGCCCGTAGGAATTGAAAAGTTCTCTTATGGGGATTTTATCAAGCTAGAAATTTTAGGGGCTGAGGATGTAATTATCAAGGTCAAGGGATTTCATCGTTATCAACTTCAGTGTAAGATATGGGCATAAGAATGACAACCAGCGCTTCCGCTCTTGATGCCTTCCTACAAAGAGCCGCAAGGAAGATACAGGAGAATGTGCTTAAGGCATTGAGCAAGCTAGGAGACGAATCTGTGGTTAGAATCCGTAACAGGTCTGCCAAGGAAAGCTGGATAGACCATACGGGCAACCTAAGAAGTTCTATAGGCTTCGCCGTGTACGAGCAGGGAAGTAAATATATGGAATCAGCCTTTTCGCAGGTTCTCAGTGGCACAGAGGGCTCTGCAAAGGGCAAGAAGATGATCAATGACCTTGCTAAGGAATATTCCAGGGTTTATGCTTTGGTTGTCGTTGCCGGAATGGAATACGCAGGAGAGGTGGAAGCCTTGGAAAGCAAGGATGTCCTCGCATCAACGAAGATATGGGCCACATCCATTGTAGAGCAGCGTGTGAAGACAGCAATAGACTCAGCAGTTAATGAAATAAACAAGTGGAAGATATGAAATCAGACGGAGCTATTAAGACAGATGTTTACCGGTACATCAATGAAAGTGGTTTCATGAACAACGTCAATGGCAAGCTGACAAAGACGATGAGACCGCATAATTCTCATAAGGAAGATGTCGTTATCTCCATCTTGGCTAATGAGGGAACGCAGCTTCAAACGGCGATTATAAATGTAAATATATATACACAAGACCAGGATGTAGATGGGCAGTTTGAGGAGAACACCATCAGAGTTGACGAAATCTGCAAACTGGCTTGGAATCTCTTGGAAACGTTCAGAACGAGCGAGTATGCTGCCCACGCTATTGAGCAAAGGGTATATGCAACAAGCACGGGAGAACATGTAATAAATAATCAAGTTGAATATAAACTCATAAACGATTAAATTATGTCAGTAACATCATGGGGCAAATGCACTATCTACGTTCAAGAGGTAGGTAGCAAAAAGAACGAGTGGACTAAGCTCCCAACTCCAAAGGATGGCACTACTACTGTTACTCCAACGAAGGGCGATACAATGACCCAGGTTGAGGAAGGTGGCGGAATTGTTGACCGCAAGACAAAGAAGTCCACCTACGAGGCTGCATATCAGCTCTTCATCAAGAAGAACCAGTCGCAGCCATTCAAGACCATCGACGGTACCGTAGAGGGTAACTTCCGTTTGGCTATCCAACCGGAAGACGCCGAGCTTCCTGGCGTTTACATGGGTAACACTACTATCGGTGCAGAAGAGGCCTATACAACTGAGAGCGGTGCTCTTATCACGTACACTCACTCAGCTCTCATTCCAGAGGGTGACGCGGTGGCTAAGACTGTCAACTCGAAGGGTGAGGACGTATATTGTGCTTACCGTTGGCGTGTCATTACTGCCACAAAGACAACAGGAGGAAAGTATGCCTTGACTTTCAAGAAACCACAGGACGGCGATACCCCTCCTGCTGAAATCACGGAAACATACGCAGAGACATAGGCATATCCTAATATCCCTTCTGCCGACTGAGGGTTATCAGCCGGCAACCTACCCAAGTAGCTCAGTTGGGAGAGCGAGACCAAATAGTCCGTCGCATGCAAAAAAATCCAGGGTCTTCAAAAGCTGGTTGAAAGACGCAGGTTCGAGTCCTGCCTTGGGTGCCAACAATTTAAATTCGAGTGATATGGAAGAGTTAGGAATCATTATATCGAATACGCTCACAGATATGCCGATAGGCTTTGATACTGAGCACGCTCACGTTAACATCTACCCTACTACACTGGGCATGATGTACCTAACGTCGCAGTTAGTAGATAGCTTGGAGCTAGACAAAGAGTTACTTCAAGCTGATCCATTCTTGGAAGCATTGCGAGTTGCAAACACCAAAAGGGAGACATGCTGCAGATTGATTGCATATCACTCACTCAATACAAAGAACGAAATACTAGACTCCAAATGCGTAAGCAGGCAGACGGAGTTAATCTTCAAAGAATGTTCCAACGAGGATATAGCTACTCTTCTCATCATCATCCTTAAGGCTAACTCATATCAAACAATAGCCAAAGAGACAGGAATGGAAGAAGAAGCGAAGCGTATGGCAAAAGTCAACGCAGCGAAGAAGTCGGAGAATAGCTTTATCTTCGGAGGCAAGACAATATGGGGAACTCTCATAGATGCTGCTTGCGAAAGATACGGATGGACTTTCGATTACGTGGTATGGGGAATATCGTATAACAACCTGACTCTCATGCTAAAAGACAAGATTACTTCAATCTATCTGTCAGACGAGGAGAGGAAGAAAGCCCATATACCGGCAGCAGGGGAAGAGGTCATCGATGGCAACAACAAGGAGGCGGTCATGAAGGCGGTGATAGAGTCCGAGACCGAGATTTAACCGAAGTCTTCCTGCGCACGCACGTAAAGTTCCCATATCGGACACTCATATTTGGTGTTTCCCCGGTGATTCTTTATAACAGAGTATAAATTCAAGGAAAAATAGAACATTATGCCAAGCATTAAATTCGATACAATAGTCGAGACAGCCAAGGTCGTTTCCGGTTTTCGAGACATTCAGAACGCAGTTCATCAGACTGCCGAGAGGGTTGAGAAGGACGGAAAGTCTATTGACGATGTAATCTCTAATATACAGAACAGTATGAACATTGCCATTGGCGGTTGGAGCATTGGTAAGTTCGTCAATCAGATGATGCAGGTCCGCGGTCAGTTCCAGCAGACAGAAATGGCATTCAAGACGATGTTGCAGTCTGAGGAGAAAGCCGATGCTCTCATGAAGCAGTTGATCCGCACGGCAGCCGTCACACCTTTCGGGGTTGAAGACGTTACAGAGGGAGCCAAGCAGCTCCTTGCGTTCAATGTAGCAGCCGAGGATGTCAACAAGACGCTTATCGGATTGGGAGACGTTGCAGCAGGTATGGGCCTAAACCTTAAAGACCTCGTGATGCTTTACGGCACCACCATCGCCAAGGGCAAGATGGACACAATGGATTTGTACCAATTCCTCAACCGAGGTATTCCTATCGCAGACGAGATAGCCAAGGTTATGGGTCTTGACGTTACCAACGCCATCAAGGAGGTACAGAAGCAAATCAAGGCAGGCAAGGTTACCAGCGACATCTTCATCCAGGCAATGCAGAGTATGACCGCCGAGGGTAGCAAGTTCGGTGGCTTGATGGAGGCTCAGTCCAAGACTATTACAGGTCAGATAAGCAACATTGAGGATGCCATCGAGCAGATGTTCAATGACCTCGGCAAATCCCAGGAGGGTGTTATCAATACCGGATTGGGAGTCGTTTCCACCCTCGTTGAGAATTGGGAGACAGTAGGCAAGGTGCTTATGACTGTCGTTGCAGCGTATGGAGCATACAAGGCTGCGGTGATAACAATGATAGCAATATCTAAGGCACAGGTAGCTTGGGAGAGTGCGAAAGCATTCTTGTCTTTAGCGAAGTCTATCACAACCGCCAAGGATGCCATGGCTCTGTTCAATTTGGTCTCTTCTTCAAATGTTCTCGGTCTGGTTCTTGGTGCAGTAGCAGCTGGAGTCACGATGTTCAATCTTTTCGGCAATAGCGCTGAGGATGCCGCCACCAAGACTTCCAAATTTACCGAGAGCGCAAATGAAGCATCAAGCAAGGTCGAGTCGCTAATCTCCATTCTGAAGACTGCAAAGGAAGGCTCCAAGGTTTACAAGGACACCATCAAGGAGCTGTCAAACATCTATGACAACTACGGGATTGCTATTGACAAGATCAAGGAAGACGAGAGCAACCTTGTGGATGTTAAGCAGCAGGAGATAGATAAATCTAAAGAACTCGTCGAGCAAATCAAGCTGGAGGCTACAGAGCGCAACAGAGCCAATGCAATCTCCAAGGCTAATGAAGAATACAACAACCGTGTGGATAGCGCTCAGCAAGCCCTTTTGGGTAAGTTGAAGGATTATGGAACCTCTAGCAGCGGTATAGCCGTCGGCATACAGAACATCGTATCTGACTCGGTTATCAAGCAGTTTGATGACCTAACACAGAAGATGGCTGGCTTGAATGAGCACTCCAAGGAGTATCAGACCTATCTGAAGCAATACAATCAGTTAGAAGCTTCTTTGATTTCAGAATCAGAAAATCTTGCTAATGCTTTTGGGTTTACAGGAGACAAGACAAGCGATGCCAGGAAGGCATTGATTGGTTATCTCTATGAGCTTCGAGCTGCAAAGAAGCTGCATACCGAGGAGGCAGATAATATCAACAAGGCTGCAGATGCTACTGAAGATTTCGGTAATAAGGCTACCTCAACCAAGAACAGGATAAATGCTTTGCAGAAGCAACTCCAGGGTGCCGGAGAGGATGTACACGTTCTCTACAACCGTGTCAAGGAGTTCATGCAGAACTATTCCGAGAACAACATCAACTTCCACGTCAACTTCGATGCTAAGATACCTTCGTGGATGCAGAATATGAATATTCCGGAGCTAGGACGCTTAGGTAAATACTTCTCTGCTTTGGCACGCGACCTTGCAAACAACAAGAAGTCTGGTGCGCTAGTCAATGGCAAATGGATGTCAACCAAAGATATCGCCCAGCGAGGATGGGATTACACCAATGCGGCGAACACCAGGCAGACCAAGGCAGAAGACGATGCAAAGAAGAAGCGGCGTGAGAAGGAAGAGGCAGAAGCCAATGCCAAGAAGAACGCTACCAAAGCCAAGAAAGCAGCCGCCGATGCCAAGAAGCAGGCAGAAGACCGGAAGAAGGCCCAGGAGGAACTGAATGAGGATTTGAAGCAGCTGCAGCAGGAAAATATCGATACTGATATATCTCAGATGCAGGAAGGCACGGAGAAGAAGCTTGCTCAAATCAAGAACGACTATGCCAAGCGCAAAGCCGAGATTGACAAGCAGGAAGCAGAGTTCAAGAAGAAAAACAAGGAAGCTGGCAAGAAAGTAACCCTTACCTCTGCTCAGTCCAATGCCCTCAATAAGGCAAGAGACCTCGCTACCCAAGAGTATAACAAGAAGCTTGATGAGGTCAACAGGGAAGCCCTCACCTCTATGCGCGACTACTTGAAGGAGTATGGTTCTCTCTATCAGCAGAAGCAAGCCATTGCCGAGGAGTATGAAGAGAAGATTGCTAAGGCTCAGACGGAAGGCGAAAAGAAGACTCTCCAGCAGCAGAGAAAGAAGGACCTCCAAACCATCGAGATAAATGCCATCAGACAGAACATCGATTGGGGAAGCATCTTCGGAGACTTCGGGGCTATGTTCAAGGACCAACTGGAGCCTACCATTGAGAAGCTGCAAGAGCTCTCCAAGAGCACAACAGATGTTAATGAGCAGAAGACCATACAGGAACTTATCTCCAAGCTACAAGGCTCTGCCACCATCTGGAATAGTGACATCTTTAAGAAAGTCTCTGACGACATCAACTCCTATCAGTCAGCCATGCAGGGCTATATTGATGCACAGGAGCGAGAGATTGAAGCCACGAAAGCTGTCACCAAGGCGCAGGAAGACCTCGCCAAGGCTAAGAAGAGCGGTGACAAGACAAGTATCAGCAAGGCTGAAGCCAACCTCTCTAGAGCGCAGGGCGTTCTCGCTACCGCATCTAACAACGTTTTGGAGTTCGGTTCATCAGTTCAGAAGGCATCATCAGACTTGCAGACATCTGCACAGAAGGCAGTTTCTCAGTTTCAGCAGCTTGAAAATGGTTTGCAGGGTCTCACATCTGGGTCACTCAAAGGCATAGGAAACTCTATTCTAGGGCTTGACAAGCTTTTCGGTGGCACTATGCAGAAGGACGTCGCTAACACTCTAGCAAATGGCATCCAAGGGTTGCTCGGTAAAGATAGTGACGCAGCCAAATCTCTGACGAAAGCTTTAGGAGATAACGGTATGGCAGGTGAAATAATCTCCGCAATACTCGGCATCCTCGATATTCTGAAAGATGGCTTCGGAACACTCATAAGCAACCTCATGGACACGGTCTTTGGCGCAGTAACGGGCATCCTCGATGATGCTTTATCGGGTGACATCGTTATGAAGCCATTGAAGAGTATCGGGAACAACGTTTCTCATATCCTCAACACGCTTTCATTCGGTGGTTTCAATAGTCTGTTCGGTGGAGATGGAAATGCAAAGAAGGTCAATGATACCATCGAAAGACTGACGGATAGAAATACCCTCTTGCAGCAATCCATCGAGGATTTGACTGATGCAATGGAAAACTCCTTTGGCTCCAAGGCAACCTCATACTACGAGCAAGCCTATAAGAATCAGCAGGAGACCAATCAGAACTACCTCGACATCGCAAAGGCGCAGGCAAGCTATCATGGTTCGCACCATTCATGGAACGCTTATTGGGGCGGCTTCGGTAGTGACGAGATGGATTGGATCAAGAAGAACGTCAAATCAGATTTCAATGGCGACCTCTTCTCCCTCAGTCCAGAGGAAATGAAGCTCCTCCGTGGTAACGTTGCCATTTGGGAGCATATCGAGAACACTGGCAAGGGTAACTATGGTGGGCGTCTGACGGAGAAGCTGAATGACTACATAGACCAAGCGGGCAAGCTGGAAGAGTTGTCAGAGCAGTTCAAGGAGAATCTTACTCAGATTTCCTTCAGTGGAATGAGAGATAGCTTTTTGACGGACCTTATGGACATGAAGAAGGATGGTAGCGACTTTGCTAGCGAAATGGCAGATGATTTCGCAGAAAAGATGCAGAAGTCCCTTCTCTCTTTCAGTATGGAAGACCTTATCAATGGAGACTTGAAGAAACTCTACGATGATTGGGCAAAGGCTATGAAGGATAAAAACGGAAAGCTAACCAAGGATGATGTAGATGCATTCTACAAGCGTTACGATGATATAGTCCAGGAAGGCTTGAAGAGACGTGACGAGTGGGCAAAGGTAACAGGCTACACTGGTTCCTCATCCTCATCACAGACCGCAACAAGCGGAGGATGGGCATCTATGGGGCAAGATACCGCGGACGAGCTGAATGGTCGCTTCACCGCCCTGCAGATTGCAGGAGAGTCAATCGCTCAGAACATGACTACCACCATATCACAGATGGAGAGCATCGTTACACTCGGAATCTCAACCAATGGCGCAGTATTGGAGATTAGAAATATGATGATTATGACAAACAGCTATCTCGAAGACATAGTGAAGTATTCAAAGCTCACTTATAATGATTTCGGAACTAAGCTGGATGACATGAACAGAAGATTAAAGGATATTTGACCTCTATAGGCTTTTCGCTCGTCAACCCTTACAACTATACTCAACAATAGAAAAAGCGGCTCACAGCGAAGCCTATGAGGTTATTTAATGATTAAATAGTTATGCTTAAAGGACAACTTTACATAAATGGTAATGATGCCTACCTTACGTGGGGCATCTTCCTAGACGAAACTGCCCTCAGTGCGCTCATGACCCCTGCACCAAACAAGGAGTTCATCAGCAACAAGTATCGCTCAAAGGACGGAAAGTCGGTTATCAAGCACAATCCTAGATTGGATGAGAGGGAGATAACGCTGCCGTTCAATATGACCGCCAAGGACTCAGATACGTTCTTGATGAACTATGCTAGGTTCTGTGAGGAGGTTCTTGCCAAGGGAGAATTGGTTATCCGCACCCGATTCCAGCCTAATGTGTGGTATCGGTGCATCTATCTCTCCTGCACTCAGTTTAGTCAGTGCATTCGGGAAATGGCAAAGTTCAGCCTAAAGCTCAACGAGCCAGACCCTAGTGACAGAGGTGAAACAAGTAAATATACAAGCTAATGATTCAGATTAAGAGAAATAACAAGGTATTCTTCACATTAGAGGACTTCGGTGAGGGTTCTAAGCTGTCATATCAGCTTATGGACCACCACTACATCATCTTGAAGTTCACTACGGCTACTCCTATCTATTTCGAGATTGGGGACTCCGTAGAGATTCCCGACTTCGGCTACTTTGAGCTTACATCATCATACTTCCCTAAGCACAATGATAGTGATGGCTACGACTACGAAATGCAGATGGATGCCTACTATATGTCTTGGAAGAATAAGATTTGCAAGTATCGCCCTCAGCACGGAGCCAACGAGACCTCCTTCAACCTCACCACAACGGTAGGCGTACATATGAACGTTATACTCGGCAACCTAAAGGCGCTAGGTCTTACGTACAATGGTAAGGAGTTCTCCGTTGACTACACTACGTACAACAACAAGGCTTTCGATGTTCAGAAGAGATTCTTGATCGAGTACGGCTCCATCAGTATTCTTGATGCTCTCAACGCTATCTGTTCTGAAGACGCACTCAACTGCGAGTGGTGGATAGATGGCTCTATTATATACCTTGGATATTGCGAAATGGAAGGGCAGACAACATTTGAACAGAATGTTAATGTTCTGTCTATGTCCTATTCGGAATCTAAGTCAACTTATATCACGAGACTGTACGCATTCGGCTCAGACAGAAATATTCCGAAGGGATATTTCACTGGTGCCGATGCGGACGTCACCACCGATGGTGTAGCTACCGATTACCTCATGCTCCCTAACAAGGAAGTGGATAGTGATGGTTTCTACGCTAAGGATGGCTACCTGGAGAACGTGAATGTCGTGAAGAACGACAAGCAGGCTATCGAGGGTGTTGTGATGTTCGAGGAAGAATACCCAAAGGTTGAGAGTGTTGTCAGCAGTATCAAGACCTATGATAGTACCGTTGATAACGAAGACGGGACGAAGACTACACAGACGTTTTGGCAGGTCACGGCTACGGATTCGTTCGCTACAAACTTTGAAGCTAGTTGGATAAAGAGTAATCTCACTCTAGGTATCAAGTTCACTAGCGGTGCTCTCATGGGTATGGAGTTCGAAGTCAGTTTCAAGGTTATTGACAAGGCTAACTACTTCGAGATTGTTGCTAATGACACATACGGAAGAACACTCCCAGATGGCGTTATGTGCCCGAAGGTAGGTGATAAGTTCTTCCTCTACAACTGGGACGCAACAAAAATTACAGATACGGACCTCATCCCTGCAGCTCAGTTGTCTCTGTTCGATAGAGCGAAGCAGTACTATCAGAAGACCATGATCAGCAATTCAAACTTCACCTGCACGATGGATGGCAACAAGTTCTACAATGATGGAACATACGATTATCATCCTCTCGGTGAACAGGTAAAGCTGATTAATGATATGTTTGCGCAGGTGGATGCGGATGGCAAGCACTACCGAAACTCTCGTATCATCGGAATGGAGATACCTTTGGATATCCCTTACGACCACCCTCAGTACACAGTAGGAGAAAAGGCTGCAACAAGCCGGTTGGGTAAGTTGGAAGACAAGGTTGATTCCATCAAGGTGAATGGAATGCAGATAGGCGGCACAGGAAGCGGTAATGGTGGAGGTGTCTATGTAATTGGCATGAACGATACCACTCCTGCATCCGATAGCAACGTTTATTCTGCTAGACGCTCTAGAATGGAGTTTGTATCTAGGCTGCAGGATAACACCGCAAAGGGCACAATCACTTGGGAAAAGGTGCAGAAGTTCTTTAGTGGGTTGCATGTCGGTAACTCCAACAATGAGAACGGAGGCTCGTGGACTCCAGATGCAGAAGGTCGTTCGCACCTCATCACAGATTACTTGGAGGTAAGAATGAAGGCTATCTTCGAGGAGCTGGTCATCAATAAAACATCCACCATCGGTGGTAAGGAGATAATCTCTCCTGCTGGCGGTGTGGTGGCTCATAAGGTAGAAGAGGTTACTGTGACATATAATAATGTGTCACAGAAGGCTTATCGTTGCTATTTCTTAGCAGAGCAGGAAGGCGATGCCGTGGATAATGATTTCGCTGTTGGCGACCAAGTGCGCTCGGAATCATTCAATGTTCGCAAGGGCACTTATCACAAGGCTGGCAATCACTTCTATTGGCGATTGGTAATCGGTCGTGATGAAGACCCTGTAGAGCTGGAAGGTAAGAAATATCACTACATCGACCTCTCCGATACCGATTGCGCTACGGCAAGCGACGTACCTGCTAAAGGTGATGTGCTCAACCAGTGCGGTAACAGAACCGATGTAGAACGTCAGAACTGCCTTATCTTCTCGGCGGTAGATACCTATTCGCCATCCATCAGCCTCTATCACGGCATCAATAGCTATTCCTTTGCCAATAGGGAGTACGTGGAATATGGTGTGAATAAGCAGAATAACAAGGCATTCTTCAACGTCTATGGTGATATGTATGTAGGTGATAGACCTACAAAGGAGAATGGCTATGAGGGCAGCTCTTATATCAGATATGATAGCAGCACTAAGCAAATGTCTGTTAAGGCTAAGATTTCCGCTAAATCCACTGTGGATGGCAAGGAATTGTCTCAGTATTTCAAGAAGATTGCCGAATTGCAGAATCAGGTGGATGGTGCTATCGAAACGTGGTTCTATGAGGGTGTGCCTACCTTGGAGAATGCCCCAGCCATCAGTTGGAAGACCGATAAGGATAAAGAAATCCATCTTGGCGACCTTTACTACGACAACAAGACGGGCAAGGCATACCGCTTTGCCAAGGATAGCAACACCTATAAGTGGACTATCATTACAGATACCGACATCGCCAAAGCCCTTTCCGATGCAAGAATGGCACAGGAGACCGCAAACGGGAAGATGAAGGTGTTCAGCGTTCAGCCTACGACACCTTATCAGGTTGGCGATATATGGGTTAATGCCACTTATCCTTCTGACGGCAGTACCTACAAGAATGAGGTATTGCGCTGTCAGACCAACAAAGCGGCTGGTTCTCAGTTCGCCATCGGTGATTGGATTAAAGCATCTAAATACACCGATGATACAGTTGCCAACGCAGCCAAAAAGACAGCAGAAGATGCTCAGAAGGCGGCACAGACCGCACAGACGGACATTAAGAACCTCGGAAATACGGTCACTGATAATAAGAAGGAATTCGATAATTATGTTACCGATGGCTACCTAGAGCCTTCCGAGATTGCAGCAATGGCGCAGGATTCTAAGCGACTTGAGGATGATTTTGCGGCTGCACAGAAGTCGTATAATGAGGTGAAGGATGCAGAGGTACTGAAGGACACCAAGGAACTCACTGACCTCAACACCGCTTTTGCTACCCTCACGAGTGCCAAAACGGAACTCATCAAGTTTCTTTCAGATATATCTAAAAGATACAATGAGACTGATACCGACGGCAAGGCTGCTATCGTCTCAGCCGTGGAAACGAAGTTCACCAACTTCCAAAGCGCATATTCTGCCTTCTATGACAAGCTGGGTTTGGCAAACGCATATATCACTAGGAAGATATATGGTGACTTGAAGCAGAATATCACAGACCTCGCAGGTTACAAGTATCTCAAGGATGCGCTCGGTCAGACTACAGATATTGACGGTGGTCTTGTAATGACAACACTCCTTGCGCTGAGAGACGGAGACGGAAACGTTCAGAGCGGTATCAACGGAGCAATAGACCCAAATAGAGGAAAGAAGAGTATCGCAACATGGTGGGGCGGTCAGATGGTGGATAAGGACTATAATAGCGGAAATCTTACCCCTGCAACCTCCCTCATCCGCTTCGATGGCTCTGGCTATCTTGCCAATGGTGCTATCTGGTGGGATGTGAGCGGAAAGGTTCACGCAAACCCGACATCGTTTATCATCAGCGAAAAGAATCTTGGCGCATACCTCATCTTCTTCGAGCCGACTTGGAAGGAAGGAAGTGCAGGAACGAGCGTTGCCGACCTTGTATCACTGAAGCCAAACGCACCATTCTCTAAACTTGGTGTATCGGGCGATGCTACCTTCGAGGGTGCAATCTCCTTCCATGGCATTAAGCTCACGTATGATGCAACCAATAAGGCTATCAAGATTGATGGTAATCTCTATGCCACAGGTGGTATCACGGCATACGGAGCAGGAGCATCTACCACGGGCGGTGGTGGCGGCTTGAACGGCAGTGTAAAGAGTTATTCAAGTGCCTTGAAGCTTACTAGCGAATCGCTGTCTGAGATAGCTTCTGCCTACTCCATCAAGGCTCTTGATACTCGTATCTCTAGCTTGGAAGGTGGTAGTGCTACTGCTATTTCTGTCAGCGGTAGCGGTAATGCGGTTACGTCTGTCACCAAGAATGGTACTACTATCAGCGTAGTTAAAGGTAGTACGTTCTTAACTAGTCATCAGTCACTTGATGGTTACGTTAATGCAATATCTGTAAGTGGAAGTGGGAATGCTATCACGTCTGTATCTAAAAGCGGAAAGGGTATTACATTTACTAAAGGTGCTACATTTTTAACTTCTCACCAAAGTCTTGCTAACTATTATACCAAAAGTAGTGTAGATTCACTTCTTAGTGGTAAGTCGGCAACTAGTCATACACATAGTGTTAAGATTAACGGTGTTACTAAAACTATTGCAGCTACTGGTGGAACTGCTGTAGATTTAGGAACTTATCTTACTTCTCATCAAAGTTTAGCAGATTATGCTAAGAAGAGTGAAATACCTACAAAAGTAAGTCAACTTACTAATGATACTGGTTATATTACTTCTAGTGGAAGTTGTGCTTATGCTACAAGTGCAGGCAATGCTGACAAGGTTGATGGTATTCATGCTAACGGACTTCTTACTGCTCTATCTAACTCTGATAAGGGAATTAGTATAACAGTTGGTGGAACAACTAAAAGTGTTTCAAATATTAGTGTTAATTATGCTAGTAGTGCTGGAAATGCAGATACTGTTGATGGTGAACATGCATCTGCTTTTACTAGAATAGTAGGTAGACATACAATTTCAACAACAGGTACTGCACCTTATAAGTATATTCATTTGTTTAGAATAGCAAATTCAAAAGGTTATTCTACACTTGATTGTGAAATAGATATTAGAACACGTTATCATAGTGCTAAAATAGAAATTAGAATTTCTACAAACGAACATCCTTATAATAATGGAGGAAGTTCAATTTCAATAGTAAAGAAAGTTGTAAGTGGTAGAACTTGTAATCTTTGGGTTTTACCTACAGTACAATCATCTAACTATAATTATTATGATGTATATTATGAATCAGGAGCTTGGAATGGAGGTTCTTATGGAATAACATTAAAAGGTAATAATGGTAATCTTGTCTTCGAACATAAAGGTACAAATCTTACAAGTTTACCAGATAAAGTTAGTCCTGTTAGTAATAACGTTGCTGTTTCTGCAACCAAGCTTCAAACTCCTAGAACTATTTGGGGTCAAAGTTTTGATGGAACTGGTAATGTAAGTGGTTCTTTATCAGAAGTTGGTAATATACATTTTAAGGTAGATGATAGTTATGACATAGGCTCTGATGCTGCTGCTAGTAGATATATTTACACTCATTGGTTAGGGGCTAGGTCTGGACAAAAATTAGAATTAGGAGCAAATAATAGTGGATTTGGACAGGGATTATGTATAGATACTAATTTAAATGTAGGTATTAGTACTAATACTCCTGCTTATAAACTTCATGTTGTAGGTGATATTTATTCATCTGCTACTATTAGAACTGCTGCTCAAAATCGAGCTATAGTATTAAGTAATGATGCCAGTCCTGCTTGGATTAGTGCTCTTGAAGGTCAAGTAATATTCAATATTGGTAAGGCTATTCGTTTTGGTGAAACTGCTTGGGATTGGAATCAATGGGCTGGTCTTAAATATACTCATTCTGATAAAACTATTTATCTTGGTATAGCTAATGGTTCTATATTTAATGCTAATAGTCCACAAAGTGATGGTACACTTAGACTTGCAGGTATTAAAACTGTAACTCCTGATAGTGGAGCTAGAATTGGAGGTAGTGGTAGTTTATATATAGGTAACGCTAATAATTCTGGTTGGGTTTATGTTCAAGACATGTGTAGTCAAGTAAATAGTAGTTATTGGAACATAACACAAAATGGTAGTGCTACGTTTAAAAGTCTTACTGTTACTGATGTTATTAATTGTGATAGTATTAGTGTTAGTAAAAATGCTGTTATTGCTGGTAATTTATCAGTTAACGGTTTAATAAATAATAAAGGTATATTACCTACAAATTATGAAGTTAATAATAAAGGAACTAGTTGTTATGTTTCAGCTGATGAGTTATGTTCTGGAATTACTGCTATTACTGATAGTATACCTGTTACAAATGTAGATATACATTACTCTAACGATAATGGTACTAATTGGACTAAATATAATATATCAAATGATACTAAATTTAAGGCGTATGCGAATGTTACAGGTATTGATAGTTTATTCTTAGGTGGCAATGTTATTACTGGTAATACTGATGCTGAGAAATTAGCTCAAATAAAAAAGAACCAATTAATGTTTACATTTGACGTTCTTAATGATTGCTATTCTCAAATTTATTTTGCTAGTGTTGATATGTCAAACGGTGTTGGTGTTACTTGTACTGTAGAATTTATAAATAGTAATGGTGTTATAACTAATACTTTTACTAAACTTATGACTGGATGGAATCAACTTAATTATATAAATCTATCTAATGGTAACGAAGGTTTTCCTGTAGGAAACAATAATAGAAGATATATTAGATTTAAGTTTAAACACGACCAAAATACTACTGCATTACGTAATGCTCAAATATATAGAATACGAATATTTGCTTTTACTAAGTATTCATTTCCTACTGATAGATTTATGGGTCATACTGGTCATATATATAATTTCGATTATAATTTGAATACTTACTTCCCTAATAGCATTCTTGCTAAAGGTGGAGTTACAGCTTATCAATCTTCTGACATCCGCTTGAAGCAGGATTTGCGGAAGCTGGACTACTTGGGTATCATCAAGGCAATGGGTGGCACTTATGGCTTCGCTTGGAAGAAGGACAACACAAGGTCTATCGGTTGGATTGCCCAGCACGTCTTGTGCAACCCTCACTTAAAGGACATCGTTGAGACGGACGAGAAGGGCTACTACAAGATTAACTACTGGTCTCCGAAGCTGATTGCAACGGCATTCGGTGCTATCGAGCAGGTGGGCGATGAGGTCAGCAGGTTGAAGGCTCGGGTGGTCTTCCTCGAATCAGAGGTTCAGCGATTGAGTGGAGATAAGGAAGACTGCAACAAGAAGAGATTAGATAACAAGAATATTAATTCATTAAATTAGATTAGAAAATGGAGAATTTAAAGATTAACAAGAAAAGTGAACAGACAGATGCCACTTACACCAAGGGCGGCTATCGAGTAGAAATCACCTACAATGTTGACAAGACGGGTGGCAACATTGAGAGCATCAATATGAGTATCTATGGTGACCCAAATGGTAATTATCTCGGCAACGCGAATGCCAGCTCCAACGGCAGCGAGCTGACCTACAACATCAGCGGTGTTCCGCAGAGCAAGCTCAGTGAGGTATCAGCATTGATTAAGGAGGTCAATTCCGCTATCGCCGCTAATATGGCAAGCGAGGCAGCTGAGTAAGTATCGTGAGTATTAACGCAGGGTGGCTCTTATAGAGCTGCCTTGCCTAGTGTTCAATGTAACAGTAGAGCGAGTTGTTACTAAAGAAGTTGTAACAGAATTAGAAACTAAAGTTGAATATTAAAAAAATAAAGATTATGTCTTACAATAGTGAAAACGGAATTATTAGTGCTCCTGTTAGCATTGATGATGTTAAACAAGCTCTTGGAGAGAGTAGCAATGACCTTGCTACTCTTTGTAAGAGTGAAAATATAAATATATGGAGTAAGTATAAACCTATTAGTTGTAAAGGTGATTTTAAAGAATATCCTATTAGAGAAGACTCTGAGGAAATAGTAACATCTTCGTTTAGTAAATATACTTGTGTTGTTCGTTGTGGTATGAATATACCTATGGATACTTATAAGAATTTACGTAATAATTATGGAGAAGAAGGTTTTGCAATTAAAGCATGTGAATATTTTTATTATGATAATGTATATGGACATAACGGTATTGATAAAGATGCAAGTACTGATTCACATTATGTAAATGCTTCAGGAAAACATTTTCCAAAAGGTGGCGCTAATTCTCCTTATAGATTAAGTGATTTTAGAAACTATAACAGTAAAGCAGAAGGTAATGAATTCCAAACTTCTATTCCTGCAACAACGTATGTTGAATGTTATTCTTCAACTCCTAAATTTAATTGTATTTTATATAAGAAAGCAGATGTTGATAATACAAATATTACTATGGATGATATAATAACTGATTTATCTTTAGCTTGGTCTTTTTGGGTTCAAATTCGTTACGATTCACCATATAATGTTAATGATAAGATTTATAAAATTTATTATGTCGGTAATTGTAAAAAAACAACAGATTATATATACGCTAGTAAAGAAATAACTTTTGATATAGGTAATGCTAAAAAAGTTACTATTGTACCTTTTTTAGCATATACTCGTAATTCATCTTTATATGATAATACAAAAATAATTTTTATAGCTCCTCCAGGTGATATTATTTTTAATTATTATCCTAGACAAATTAATATGGAAAGTATTAAAAGTGGTTCTAGTGGTTTTGTTGATTTCTCATCATTGAGAGAATTATTTGGTGGTAGTTGTATTTGTAAAGCTAGAATATATAAACTTCCTGATGCTACATTTACAATTACTGATGGCATATTTAGAAGTGTTGCTGGTTATGGTAATAATAAGATAACATACGGAAGAGGTCACGTATCTAATAGCTCTGGTCAAGGTACAGGTTCTGTAACTATTCCTGAAGGTGATAGAACAGATTATGTTGAAGTATATATAAGATTTGATAATATTTATGAAGGAGGTTATTATGGACAAATGTGTCAATTATCTTTTGAAATTAATATAGATGGTGGATGGAAACAAGTTCCTCCAGGAGGTAGTTACATTATGCGTTAAAATGCAGATATTCTTAATATAACAAATGTACTAGAAATGATATTAAATCTATTTATCAAATAAGTATAACTATTTAATAATGCAATTATGAAAATTACAGTAACAAAAATTGTAAGTATGACTTCTAATGTAGAAGCTACTGTAAATGAACTTAGTATTAATGCTAATGTTCGAGTTCGTAACAAAGATACTATCGAAGGTGTAGATAGTGGTAGTGTAAATAAATAGTACTGGTAATCAACTAGCTAGTTTTAGTTATTACGGAAGTAACAAACGAAGAATATTGTATAACATAAAAATAAAGAAACAATTATGAAAAAGATTAAGACAATCGAGGCTGTTGCAGCCTACAGAACATTGAAGGCATTGAAGACATCATCAATGAGTGATGATGCCGCTATGCGAGTTTGGAAGAATATGAAGGCACTGCGCCAAGTAGCCGATACCTACGACAAGGATGTGGAGGAAGCGCAGCAGAGCTTGAAGGACGATAAGTTCGAGGAGATGCAGTGCAAGCTTCAGGAGTGCCAGCAGCTAGAGCAGAAGCACGCCAATGAGGGCTACGAATACACCAAGGACGATTCAGCCAAGTTCACTGAGGTCAATGAGTACTTCTTCAATCAGAAGCAGAAGACAGAGAAGTACTTCTCAGACCTTGCCAATGCCGAGGTAGAGGTAGCCATCGAGGACGTTGACGAGAAGGAGCTGTTCAAGGCAGCGAAAGATTGCGGCTTGAAGTTCGCTGATATGGAGAGCCTTGAGGTTGTGATAGGATAAACACTAATAGCGTTAGAATTTGGTAAGGAAGCCGTTCTAACGCTATTTTTGCAGCCATCTACTTTCAGATTGTTACTTTTTATAAAGTTTAACACAGAAATATTCTCATTTCCGCTGGTTTTGTGCAAAAGAGTGTATCTTTGCAACATCATTTAATTAAAATCAACGCTTATGAATAAAGAAGACGAAGACAACCTGTTAAAGTGGTTGAAAGACAAAGATGTCAGTGAGGTTATGGACTTACTGATGCGACACGGTAATCGGTATAGCAGAAGGATTCTGAAATTTTTCAGATGGTTTTGTAAGTACGTTCCTATTACACTTATGTGCTTTCACGCATACGGCATTTATGAATTCTCTCAGCATCCTCGTGAAATGTTCATCCCTTATGCGGAGAATGCAACTTGCTATCTCTACATATATTTTATGGTGTACGTCCTGCCAATGGTTTTGATATTAGCAAGCCGATTTTTCTTCTTGTGTTGGAGATACCGCATTCCCTTCTTCTACTTTGCAAGCATCAATGCGGCTCACATTGTGGAATGGAGCTGGTATACCACCAAAGATATGGTAGATTCCTGCTACACTATCATGGTAGTAACGGCAATATTCTATCTGTACTCTTTTGTGGATTTGTTTATCAGCAGGTCAAAGTTAGGACGTAAAATCTGTGCATAATGGGAAAGATATTGAATTATAAGATGCTCGGAACGGCTTTTAAGTTGCTAAGTGACGCTTGCTTTAAAGCTGACGAGCAACAGCGAAATGGTGAGGTCATCACCGCTTGCGGAATGAGCGATGATGACCTAGATAGATTGTGCGACATCATCCCCGATATGCTTAACCCGATGCTATCTACCGAGGAAGTCAAGGAGAAACTGCATGTTTCTGATGCTACGTTGAACAGGATGGTCGCTAGGGGTGACATCCCGAACGGAAAATGCAAGAAGCGTGGGCACACCCGATATTGGAAGAAGTGGGATATACTGCACTTCATTAAGAGTAAGAGAAAATCATAACGGATAAGCCCTATCGCAGCACGGATAAGCGAGAACGTATGAGTATTATTATGGATTATATGTTTTGTACTTTGATTATAGTAGCGATACTGGTAATCATCAACAGCACGTTCATTGCTTATTTGTATCTTTCCTATAAATATAAGAAGGTCGATAAATACTTCTTGACTTGGGTAACGATGTCAACTATGATATTGATAATGTGGTTCGTGGAAGGATTGTATCTGTATCTAACAAATTAATGATGAAAAATTTGGTGGTTTCGGAATTATTGTCTATATTTGCAGTGTTTTTTAGAGCAGCGTTTTTAAGAGCATCGCATTTCCGAGCGGGAATGTAATATTCCCCTATACTACGCCAATAGTATAGGGGATTTTTATTTTAATTCCAAATTTCGATGCGTTTCAAAATACAATATTTCGAGGAAATTATATACAATATTTCTTCAAAAATATATATTCGTTTATATGAAGGCATAAAGTTTTGCACTTTTTCGGGAAATCTATTTGATGATTAAATATTTTGTTGTATATTTGCAGCATTATTGTTTAATCATCAAATAGTTATAGTATGGCAGATAGAATTAAAGATATTGTTGTAGGCGTAGTTCTTGCACTCCTCGCCTATCTTAAACCGATTGAAGGCGAGTTGTCTTCGCTTATGATCGTCTTCACCCTCAACTTTATTTTCGGTTATCTTAGTGGCATGATTGCAAAAGGAGAGAACTTCGAGTTGAAGAAAGCAGTTGTGTGCATCGGTCACGCTACCGTGTTCTTCGTTCTTTGTGCAGCAGTATATGCAATCGGGCGATTCAAAGGACAAATGGAAGGTTCCGTTCAATGTGTTTCCTTTATCTCGTATCTAGTATTGTGGTTCTACGGATGCAATATTCTGAAGAACTTGAAACAGATATTCAAGAAGGGTACCCCTCCTTGGTATGTAGTGAGTTTCCTCTATTATCTCATGCGCTTCAAATTTATCGAGAAGATTCCATATTTGTCAGACTATCTAAATTACACGGAAAAGGAGGAAAAGATATGATGTTAGCGATTATTATGGTGGCAGCTATTATAGTAAGCATTATTGTATTTGGCTGCATTATTCAAAGAAATGATTATAACGAGGAGGAGAAGTAAACATGGCTGATTCTAGTAAACTCGTTCCGTTTATCCTCAGTTGGGAAACGGACAAATACACAAATAACAAGAAAGATAAGGGCGGTCCAACAAAATACGGCATCACCCTTGCGACCTGGAGGAGAGTCGGGTATGATAAGAATGGTGATGGTGTCCTTAACGAGGAAGATGTAAAACGCCTTACTGAGGAAGACTTTCATCGAGTTTTCAAGCAGAACTATTGGAATGCTTGCAAGGCAGATAAAATACAGGATCAGAGCGTAGCCAATATGCTAGTAGACTTCGCTTATAATAGTGGAGTTAGTAAAGCTGTAAAACATCTGCAACTTGTATTAGGTATCACAGCAGATGGTATTATCGGTAATAAGACGCTGTATGCCATTAATAAATCCAATGGAGAAAGACTATTCGAATCCTTCAAGAAAGATAGAAAAGCTTATCTAAAGAGAATAGCAGTCGGTGATCAGAAAGGTTTTCTTAAAGGATGGCTTCGCAGACTTAGCTACATTACGTATGATAATCTAAAATTGAATAAATGATGAAATGGTATGATATAAGATTTTGGAAATGGGCAACCATTACCCTAGTGGTAGGTCTTGCGCTTGTTTCTGTCTTAGGGTGCAGTACTCCTAGAGCAGTAACTACACAAACCTTCATCACAGACAAGCAGAGTGAAAAGAAATTCGATTCCCTCTTCACTACCCGATTGTCTTATGCCTTCGAGCAATGGCAACATATCCAAAAGCGAGAAACAGAAAAGGCTATAAAAGATAGCAGCTATGTAAAAGATAGCACAGCAACCCGATATGATGCGCAAGGGAATAAGATTGGTGAAGATCGTTTTCATTACGAGAGTCACTATTTATTTGAAAAGGAACGAAGAATGCTACTCGATACCATCAGTACATATAAAGCATACAAAGATAGCTTTATATATTACAGAGAAAGATGTGACTCATTATCAAAGATTGGTACTTCTCAGTTCTATAAGATTAACGCTCCTTCTATAAAAGAGAAATCTCTGTCAAGTATGCAGAAGATATTCTTAAAAACGGGGCAGATGTTTTGGTTCTGCTTTATACTCATAGTTATGTACTTATTATATATATCAAGGAAGAAAAAGAAATGTTCTTAGAAAAGTTGTTTAATTAAGGTTTTAAGATTTATTTTTGGATAACTAGGGCGACTACTCGTGATGAGCGGTCGCCCTTTTTTTGTTTGCAAAGTAAATTCTTCCGTTCTAAGAGGATAAAAAATGAGTCTACCTACTATCACCATAAACAACTGATTTATAGCCACTAACGAAAACTATGATAGCCTTATAGCTTATTTCAAAACAATTTTCTAACTTTGCACACGTAACGTTACAAATAGTGTTAGTTAAATATTAAGGTTAAATTAAAAATTCGGGATATGGAAAGTAAAACTTACGTGTTCAATCCAGAGAGCGGCACAAGCGGCACAGGCTCTAATGGAATCTTGGCTATGCTTCCTGCACTCATGCAGAGACAGGGTGTTGACCCAGGTCTTATTGCACTCTTGAACAACCGTGGAAACGGAAATGGTTGGGGTGAAGACATCTTTGCAATCCTCCTCTTGTTCATCCTTATGGGCAATAATGGTATGGGGTTCTTCGGAGGTAATCGCTGCATGGGTTCTAACGGACAGGGTGGTGTTGTGCCAATGCTTAACAATGATGCCAATACAGCCGTTATCATGCAGGCTGTTCAGCGCAATGGTTTCGACGTTCAGAGCTTGGCTACAGCCCTCAACACATCAAGTGACGCAGTCATGGCTGCAATCAATGGCTTAGGTCATCAGATTTGCAACCTCGGCAATCAGATGGGCATGAATGCTAATCAGATTTTGACTGCTATCATGCAGGGTAATAATGCCATCGCTACTCAGTTGGCAGAATGCTGCTGCAAGACCAACAATGCCATAACTGCAATGGACGGCAACATCAAGTTGTCTATCTGTCAGCAGACACACGCCATCAATGATACGGCAAATGCCAACGCTTTGATGCTCCGTGACAAGGCAGATGCTAACAATCAGTCTGTCTTGGCTAAGTTGGATCAGATGCAGACACAGGCAATGCAGGATAAGCTCGATGCTTTGAGAGAGAAGAACAGTGCCCTGCTTGCTCAGATTTCCAACGAGCATCAGACACAGGCTTTGCAGGCTTATCAGGCACAGGTCATCACACCAGTAAATGCAGCTTTGGCTGCACTGCAGGCGGAGGTGGCTGGTATCAAGTGCAAGTTGCCTAATACCATCAGTGTTCAGTACCCTCAGTACGGAGTATTCAACAAGGACGTTTATACTGCTGCCGCCATGGGAGCTTATGCAGGTGATGTAGCGGCTTCTCGTTCAACTGTAGGATGCGGTTGTTAGGAAAGGAGGTAACTATGTTCCCTTTATATCCATTCAATCCATTTATTCCAATCGGTCAGAGAAACCAAATCAAACGTATTGATGTAGGAGGTATCTATGAGCTGAAGACAAATGCTCAGCAGGTCACAGATGCGAGTGTTGATTATGGTATCAATCCTTGCTACTACAATGCTTTGCCTTGCGAGTGCATTGTACTCTTGAAGATACATCAAGGAGTTGCCGCAGCAAGTGCAGCACTTCCTGTCACAATCGTAACTCCAAATAGTGGGTCGACCACTATTAACGGAACCGCCAACACTAGCGGAACTACTTCCGGCACAACAAAGGTGCCAGTTGTTGATCATGTAGGTAAGGCAGTGACGGGAGCTAGCGTTTCTGAAACTACGGAGGCTTTGGCATACATCAATAAGAAGAGCGGTATTATCCGACTGCTTGGGTTTCAGCAGCCTACAGGCGGCTAACAGAGTATTAACTATGGGACAGACTGAAAAGTCTGCCCCTTCAATAAAAGAGAAAGAAAATGTTTCAAGGACTAAGACAGTCTTCTCTCTTCTACATCTTAGACAAGGGAGGAGAAAAGCCGACTCTAAGAATCGGTCAAGTAATATCGGTCAGCAATCCTCAGCAGAAATATCCTAGCTACGTGCCAGGACAGACTCCGACATTGGAGACGACCGTTGATGTTAAGGTACAAGTAGAAGACCAGCAGGTCAATTTCGAAAAGCTGCCATCTACGGCACAGATAGTGAACTTCGGCAATGAAGGTGTTGTTGTCAGTGACAGCAGAGAAGCTATGTGCGCAGAGATTGATGCTATGTTGCGACATTCAAAGGGAGTCGTGGAAAGTGTAGATTACCACAATGGAGTTATAAGCTCCTGCGAGGAAATGCTCACTAGAATCAACCCACAGATTGCTAAGGAAAAGCAGCAGGAAAAAGACATCAATAACCTCAAATCAGAGGTCAGCGGCATGAAGGGAACGCTATCCAATATTGAATCCATGCTGTCTAAGGCTTTGAGCGGTAACAATTTTAAAAAGTAATTGCTATGGGATATATGGTAGAAATTACGGAAAACAAGTTCGATGAGCTTGTTGACAACTGCGAAGAAATGGTTCGAGCAGGTGGCAAGGTTATGAAGTGCTTGGATAGTTTGAAGCGGGAGCGTATGGGTAATCGTATGCCAATGCCAGACTATCGTGACAAGTGGGACGATGAAGATTGGCGTGACGAAGACCGCTATGGAGAGCGACGCTACTATGGTCGCCGTGGCGGTGGACGTTATTAATGTTTAATTCGGTGGTGGGGATTTTTCCCTGCCACCCTTAAAAGAAAGAGCTATGGGAAAATGTAGAATGCCTTTGGATGCTTACGATATGAAGCCAGAAGGAATGATAGCATATCTGAGATATAATGGCTGGCACTTCAACAAGAAGGCTTGCGAATGGGCAGTCAGTCAGATGAGAAAATACAACCCAGTCACCAAAAAGGACGAGGAGGTTGACTATATGGATAAGGATAAGGTTGAATCCATCCTTACCAAGCAGGGAGTGACACTTGAAAATAATGTAGGCTATGATCATGTCTATGTGGCAAACATGGTTAAGGCTGATTTCTATAAGTCTTCCATCGAGGACGAAGCTCACATGGCTTTGTTCGTGAAAGATATGGTTGATGATACCGATCAGAAGGATGGCTTCATCTTTAATAGATTTTATGCCGATTGCAACCATAATGGCATCGGCATTCCATGGGATGATATTTTATGATAAGTCAAGAGATATATCTAGAAAAGTACGATTGGAAAGTTCTTGTGTTTTACGGTTTGGAATCATCAGATACCGATGAGGTATGCAACTCCCTTGTGCAGATAGGCTGCACAGAAAAGGCAGTCGAAAGCGCAAGGGAGCATTGCTTACGAGGAATACCGAACACAGGAATTTTCCAAATTTGGCGATTTTTCCTCTTCAAGACCGTTTTTATC